ATAGTGATATTTCAGGTTTTTGATGTGGGTATCCCCAAAATGTGCTATCCGCACCATAGGCGCACTCCTTCTGTCAGTGTGTCTTATTGTACCAGAGGATGTTTAGGGTGTTTAGGCTTTTATAGACCTACGGCGCATACGTCCAGTCATTTTGTCGAAGCGTGGCCTCATGTTAGCACGTCGGCTATTAATATATTTTTGTACGATGGGTTCCACAAGTATCTCTGTTGAGAAATTTTTTGTTAGGTCTTCACGACCTATCTCATCAAACATTTCTTCAAGATGTTTTTTGATAATATCCTCTGCCCGCAAAATATCCTCCATCGGAATGGCGGCACGCTCTTCTAGTGTCTCGCTTTCAGCAGGTTCCTCAGATTCTGCTTTAACGCAGTTTCTGTATGTTCTACCAAACATCTTTTTGGTTTTGCGAGTTTCGTGGGTCTTGTAGCCCTTCTGGCAACGTTCGTCAAGTTGCCTCTTCACCATCTCACGGATTTGTTCTCTGGTGATTTTCATACGTCCTTGATGCCGTAGTATTTCTTTGGTCCTCGACGAGGGTTCTCTGCTTTGCGTCCCATACTCTGGGCGAAAAGGTCAGTTCGCTTTTCAAGGAATTTTGGACGGACAAGAACTTTATCGCCACGCTTGTAAGTGATCGAAGATGTTGATGCAATCGAGGGGTCATTCAGCAAGCGCAAAACAACAGTCGGGCGTCCATCCACATTACCCATTGCCGTTATTTCACCAACAGCGCCAGCCAAGATACTTCCTATAACATCGACTTCATCACCAATTTCAAATTCTAATTCTGGCATTGGTTCAAACTCTTTGGTTTGAAGTCCGTACTCTTCCGAGCCAAACTCTTTGAGTAACTCTTCTTGAATAATCTTTCGTAGTTGGGTCTTGGTAATTTTCATTTTAGATGTCCGAATCTGGTCCAACCAGTTTGTCTAGTTCAGCACTTGATATAGGTCCTTTGCCGACTGGTCCGTCATAGGATGGTCCTTCAACGCCTTTTTGCAGAATAGCATAGAGGTCCGAAGCATAGGCTCTGGCTGCTGCCGAAATCTTCGCTCCGATCTTGGTTGTGCCAATTTCTTTGTATAGCAGTTCAGCCGTCTTCAATGCTGCTCTTGCGTCTTTATCACTCATCAAAGAGCGACCTGTTCCCAGAGGGCGGTCGTCTTCGGTAGCATACTTATCTTCGCTAAGTTCTGCCTCCATCTCTTCTTTGATAATTTGTTGTAGTTGTTGTTTGGTGATCTTCATTTTAGATATCCATCTTGCTCATATCTATATCGCCAACGGGCTTACCACTTGGTTTTGTTCCACCATGGCGGTTCTTCATAGCCAAAAGGTCATCCATTATTGCTTTTCCGTCAATGCCAGTTCTTTCTATGAAGTATTTGGCTTGTTTCATTAACATATCAAAGAAAACTTCCATTTCCATGCTATGTTCTTCGTTGAGTGTCTTTGTGAGTTCTTCTCTGATAACTTTTCGTAGTTGTTGTTTTGTGATTTTCATTTTTTTATCCCCTTGCAATTACGCTCAATAAATCTTCGGCTCGGGATGCCTGTTTAGCAGAGCGAACATCGTTGGATGTTTGTCGGATGTCTATCAATAATTGTTCAAGTTCTTCCATGGCTTCCATAGCAGACATCGCATCCAGTCCTAGTTCTGCGTCAGCCATAGCCTGTAAATCCTTGCCAGAGAGGCGGTCGCCCATCTCTTCGTCAAGTGCTTCTCTAATAACTTGTTGAAGTTGTGATTTAGTAATTCTCATTTTATTCTCCAAAGGTAATTCTGTTTGTGCTTCAGGTTCGCCGACCATTCCAGCGGGCTCTGGTCCTAAGTTCCTAAGGTCTGCAACATATTGCGCAACACCCTTCATAGTGGGGAGACTTATCTCACTTGGAGAAACATCGTCTTCGGCTCCCGCAAGGGGGTAGACCTGAACATCGTAACGTCCCATCATTCCAGCAGGGTCAATTGTCACTTCTGTATCCCTATAGTTAGTGAAGACAAGTTCGCCACGACTATAAAAGGCTTCGGCTTCAAAGAAAAGACCCAATTCAGCCATGATGGGCTCTACAAGTTTTTCCACCATAAGTCCAAGTTCGTGTCTGGTATCGTCGTTTCTGTCTTCAATATAGGCTCGGCGGGCTGCTTCTAATTTAGCAAACTCCATCTCGCCTTGGGTTTCTTCTTTGATTATTTGAAGAAGTTGCGTCTTTGTAATTTTCACTTACAGGCTCCTTTACATCCCGAACAGGAGCAGCATCCACAGCAGCAGCAACAATGATTACTATTGAAAAGATTAACCAATTTGTGAAGCACGAGTTTCATTATGATCCCTCCAGGGTTTTCTTAAGTAGTTCCTAGAAACCAGCAAGTCTTATGATATCAGAAGTTATCGCTAAGACAAAAATACCGAGCACTAGAACCGCACCAATAATATTTAGTACGTTCCTTGTCTTTACTGCCAATTTTTTGCGTCTTACGCCCTCTACCGTAGACATCACAATATGTCCGCCGTCCAAAACAGGGATTGGCAGTAGATTGATAACCCCGAGATTGATAGAGAAAAAAGCAATCCAGTCTATTAAGAAACCCCAGTCGCCCGTTTCGGCACTGCGTTTTCTTGCTTGTTCTGTGAATTCATAGACTGCTACAGGTCCGCCAACCTCTTTGATGCCCATAGGTTCTGGTCGTGGCATCGTTGCGGCTTCCCAAATGCTGCTATACATTCTTAGCGACACATTGTGAGCATACCCAGCAGCCTCTATCACCCCAATGCGATGAGCCTGTGCCCCCTCAGGAACGTGAACGTCAGGGTATGGCTGTCCCACTAAGAATAAAAAATACAATGGCCAAGGCAACAACAAATTAAATACTGGACCCATCACCGCAATAAACGCACGTCTCCACGGACCTGCTGCCCAAAATGATTGTGGATCTTGTTTTCTATTGTGATAGTCATCTTCTCCACGAGGTTTGATGTAACCACCAAAAGGCAAGAGTGACAACCGCCACTCAGTTCCCCACATCTTCTTTTTGAGGAGGACTTTGCCAAAGCCTATTGAAAAACTATCGACGGCAACGCCCACTGATCGGGCAGCAAGATAGTGCCCCAATTCGTGTATGAAAATTACTAAAACAATTATTCCAAGAAAGGTAAGCACAAAGTTTCTCCTAGAGACATTTGGTAGGATTGATATTCATACCTCGGAACTCCGTATCCAGGTATGTCCCACCTCTCTTTGATCCCAGGCGGTAAACGATGTTCTATCGGAGCCCAGAATTTTATATGATCATATATTCTTTTATTTTCTGCCTTGAGTCTTTTTATCTCTTCGTTTTGAAGTTCTATCTTGTTTTCAAGATTGCTAATTGCGTGGGTTGCTGCTTTTTCTAGTGTCCTTTCAAGTCCGCTTTCATTGAACAAGAACAACAAGAAGCCTGTATATATTCCACAGACCATTGCAGACAAAACAACAGTCCATACAACAGCCGAAAAATAGTTAGTCTTTATTTTATTATCAGGTGGGGAGACATCAATAATCTCAGGCTCATAAATAGATTCACGAGCATTGTCTCTCATATTTCTATAGAAGTCTCTTTCCCTACTCATAAAGTAAATAGTTTGGGAAGGTTGTTTTAGTTCTTACGTTCGCCCTTTTTGCTTCTGCTCGATTGGTTTTTACAGAACTGCTTCATTGTAAAACCTTTAGGGTTAGAGCATTTATCTTTTCTTTTTTTTCGTTCCGCAGAAGACCACTCTTCTTTGATTCCGCCGCCTTTTGTTGCCCGCCAGCGGTTGCCTGTTTCTTTGCTTGGTTCCTCAACTTTGAGGGCTGGGTCTCGCTGTAGCCTCTTCCAAATGCTCTCACCAGCAGTTGTCTGCTTGGAGTCGCTATACAGAGTTCCATACCTATCAACTAGGAAGTTGTAGAGGTCGGTGATATAAAAGCCGCCACCCTTGACTTTGCGGACATTCCCAATAGCATAAGCATCTTCGTGTGGGTTGGTCGCAACATAAGCAATAGGTCTGTCGTCTTTATCAACCACAAACATTAGTTCGTCTTTGCCGAACTCACCACCTGTAAAGAGTGCTATTTGGTGTCCCTTAAAATCACCAAGGTCTTGTCGCTTGGCTTTGCTGGGAGCATGTTCTTTATAAAAGTAATCTAGGCTCTTTTGTATTTCGCTTTGGTCGGTTGCTATATCAGCAATCTTCTCAACCTCTTTGATATACTTCCGCCACTCTGTTAGTAGTTTTTTCATTCTACAACCCTCTTACAATATCTTTGAGATGTAAATAGCCTCTGGCTTCATATTCATCATTTCTTTTGATTGAGTTGTCAATAGTTCCTCGTGTGAATTTTCTGCGGACAACTTGGTCTTCAAGAAATTGTAGCGGTTCTATGAAATTTTCTATGTCATCCCTTTTAAAAATCATACCGCCGCCTGCTTCTCTCATAAATTTTTGGGCTCCGCTTAACGCATACACGACATTGTTGATGGCTCTCGGAGAAGTGTTCCCTGAGAGGACTTCTTCAATTGCCTCATCAAATCGTTTAAGTTGACTTACTATTCGGCGAAGGTCAGTTACCTTCTCCATCTCTTCGTCTCCCAAAGAATCCAACAGGAATATAGCGTGTGAAGGAGATGATACAAATGCTTTGGCAATAGCATCCATTTCCCGAGTTATTACAACTTCGTTCAAATACTTCCGCCACTCTGTTAGTAGTTTTTTCATTGTTCCATCACCATTACTGGGTTTCCGCCACTATCTTTGCCGACAACCTCAAAGCCATATCCTTCATACCAATCTACTAGACTGAAACCTTCTGCTTGGCTTTGTCCCAAGTCGGCTATGAGTATTGTAGTGTAAGCACCCGCATCAGCGGCTTGGCTCATAAAGTCTTCAACCAATTGGTTTCCAACACCTTGTCCTCTGTTTTCTTCGGGGACAAAAGCATTTTTCATTATAGCAACAGGTAGTTCAAGGTTTTGTATCACCTCTTCACTAACCCCTTCTTTGTTCGCCCAGTTCATTAGCCGGTCGATATTGTTATGAATAACACCATCAATAGTAGCACCATCTACATCAATTGATATTTCTTGGGCTTCTTTCAAAAACTTCCGCCACTCTGTTAGGAGTTTTTTCATTTGTTTTTTTGTTTCCCCACAATACGCACCTGCTTGGGTGAAAATACAGAAATGTTTTTCTCGCCGTCGCCGGTAACATAGAAGGCGTCGTAGCCTTGTGATTTCATCCATTGTTTCATTTGGGGGGTCTCCATTATATCGTAGTCCATACGCATTATAGAATGGAACGAGCCGCCGTAGGCTTCCATCTCATCATATTCATCGTCTTCATTTTTAATAAGACCTTCAAAGATTTCGTTATTTACTAACGCATCGTAAAGTTTCTGACCTTCTGGGTTTAGCTGCTCTCTTTCTGGGGGGTAAGCGGCATTTTCATCTGATAGAAGGTTAGAAGTGTCAAAGGCATTCTGGAAGTCCAGAGCCACTTCGTATATAATCCCGTCTTTTCCAGTAGCGTATAGTTTAGCAAAGTCCTTAGAAGGGGAGAAGAATAGGGAAGTCTCTGCGGCGGTGTTGCCAAAAGTGTGAAAAAACGTCGTCTCAAAATCATCAAAGTCTTTCGTGGAACCGTGGTACCATACTTCGCTACCCTCGGCTAGATACTTCCGCCACTCTGTTAGGAGTTTTTTCATTTTTTCTTTTTTGCCTTATCTTTTTCCAACGAATCCATCCCCCTCTTTAGCAGGTCAACTTGCCCGAGGGGTGCTGTTGTAGTAATGGCATCGACAAACGTTTCAAGCCAGCCCTTTTCTTTTTTCTTTTGCTCCACTACTTGCCGAACAATTTTTCTTAATTCATTGATTTTTATTTTCATATTCCTACCGCCTCTGGATATTTTGTTTTAGCGAACGCAATATATTTATCACGCAGTTCCTTAAAAAAGAAGTCTTTGAGTTCTTCTTCTGTATATTGAACTCTGTATTCCCCAGGAGTTTCTCTCTCGTCTTCGGCGTTCATCTTGTCTCGGCGTCGGCGGAACATATCAAAGAATTGTTTGAGACGTCTATCCAGTGCTTCCGTGTAGGGTATCTTGTAATACTTTGCTCTTTTGTAAACTTCTTTGGTGTAAGAATCTGTTTCAGATTCCGAAGCATAATATCCACGGACACCATCAAGGTTGTTATAGTTCCAGTTGATTCCGCCCATAGGGTTGTAAGTGCGAGGGTCAGAAGTTTTCAGCACATCATCGGTTTGACCGCCGTGCTGGATCTCGTGGATGGTGACTGATTTGAGTTCGCCAAGATAAGAGTTAAGGTCTTGCTCATTGAAGCCGATATCTAGATAACTACTGACTGTCATATAACTATCTCTTGGGTCCTGTGAGTCTCCCATAAAAGCCCCGCCGATTTGGAACTTGTCCCCTGTTTCTTCTGCTAGTTTTTTATCAATGTAAAATTTGAACGAAACAGAGTACATCTTTTCGTCAAGTTCTTTTGGTAATGCTTCACCTCTTTCGTATCTTTTGGGTGTTACGACTATCAGGTCCTTGCGTGAGTTCTGGACATTCTCGCTGGGGATAACCTCGTCAATAATATATTTGACATAAGGTATTACCTTGCGGGTTAGTTCTGTTGTGGCTGCTTCGTACCTTCCCTCTTGGAGAAAGCCTCGCCACTGCTCCATAATCAGTTTCATTACGTTGGGTCCACTGCTCTACTCACATCTATAGTACGTCCGCTATAAGTTCCTGCAAGCCATCTTTTTAGTATTTGGTTCATATTGAATTCTTCAGAATCAAGTCTCATTTGAGCAAGATTTGAATTATCCTTTCCTACTTCTTCAATAAACCATTGCACAAATGCTTCTTCAACATCGTTGTCAACAATAGCTGCGATCTTATCGTCTATCCGAAAAAGTTTTAAAAACTCTTGAGGCTTTGGTGGCTTCTTAGCAACATATGAATTGAAGAGGAACTTTACCAGAGGTGCTGCACTGACTGAACCAGCAGCATCTTTTGCCCAATCTACAATTGCCTTAGCCCCCTCTTTTGCCCTTCCCTTAGAACGAATGATTTTCATAAACTCAACCATATCGCCCAAGGTTTGCAGATTTTGACTTTGTATGAATTGTTGCATATCCTCAGTCAGTACTTCTTTTTGATAATTGCGCCATTCTGTCATTATTTTTTTCATCGTGATTGTACCTTATAAGTTTTTTGCTTACCGCCTGCAAATGTGTCTGTTTTAAAATCGTCCTTACGCATGACTGTAATTACTTTTATAGTGTCTGGTCCTTTTCGCATATCTAATACTGCGATGACGTTGAGGGCGGGGACTTTGCCTTTGCCGACCATACGAATATGGAATGGCTCGTCGTTGCCAAGTTCGCCGTTCGCATAGTCCTGAATGATTTTGCCGATGGCTAGTTCAACCGCTTGGATAATTGCTCGGTTAGAAATTTTCTCATCGTGGCGGAACTGGCGTTCCTTGCTGTGCTTGGTTGCTTCAAGGTCTGTGTCCTTTAAATTAATAATGACGTTGACGCCACGAACTTTTGTGCTATATGCTTGTTCGGCGTCAAGGTCAGCCATCTTTTCTTCCATGAGGTGGTCGGCTGGGCGTCCTTGACTTATCCAGTCTTCAACAACAAATACTTTTTGGTCTTCCGATAAATTCCAGAAAACCTCTTGGAGTTCTTCGCTCAAACGAGAGGCGTATTGCTTGTAAACCTTTTCGTTTACCTTTTGTACTTTGACAAAATTACGCCACTCGGTCATCAACTTTTTCATTAGTCGTCCCCGAAGTCGTTTCTTTCCTGCCACTCGTAGGATACGCTGTCTTCTTTGATTGGTCCGCCTTTTGCCCAAGTGCGGCAAGAGCGAGCAGAGTGACACTTGAAGTGATGCATCCAGCAGTAGCCAAGCCTACCATCGTCGTCAGAAGTCACGCCTGGCATACAGTCGTCCATTCGTGGGGAAATATCAAAAGCGGTGCAATTGCCGCAGTTAGACTTTTTGGCAGCCTCTTCGGTCGTGTTCCAATATTCGGCTATGTCTTTCCAGTAATCACCTGGTTCATCTACATTGAGTGGTCCATACTGGATATGTTCTGCCTTAATGGAGGCGTCACGATTCTTTGTGTTGAGTTCTAGGTCTTGGGTCGCAGGCGGACAAACAAAATCTTTTGCTGCCTTGATAACAACCTTCATCTCCTCTTGGAGAAATTTTCTCCACTCGGTCATCAGTTGTTTCATTTACCACTTCCTACAGGACCAGTAGCGTGCCTTTGTCTTAGGACCTGGATTATCGCAATTGTGGCGGGCACGGAACGACTTACGGCGTTCGGGGTTAGACTTCTTAATCCTCATATTGGGATCACCAAAGTTTACTTTCTTGACATTACCAGTCTTGGGATCTTTGACATAAACTTTAAATTTCTTTACGTCCCCACGCATTGGTTTGTTCAATTGAACCTTGCGTCCTTGATACTCAGCCTCTACAAGTGTGTCGTCCCAAAACTCTACGTCCTCAGCCAAGGTCCCGTCATCATAAGATGCATCTTCAATATAAAAATATTCTTCATCTTCAGAGAGAAAATGAGATACTTCCTCTTTTATCAACTGTCGTAAGTATGACTTTGTTATTTTCATCCTTTTTTACCTGCCTTTGATTTTTTGCCGTAGTTGCCTCGCTCTCCACACGCTGATGGTGTTGGTCGGCACTTCGGATACTTTGCTCGTTTTTCGCCGCTTTCACGACCGCAGGCACTGCATTTCTTTCTGCCTGTCTTTTTATCTTTGCGGCAGGTGTTGCAATCCACCCATCCGCTTTTACTACCCTTGGCACCTTTGCGACCAAACCAGTCACGCAGACTTGTTTCAGACGAAGGTTTCTTGGTTAGTTTTCTTTTCTTTTCCTCGATAGGTTCTTCTTCGAGGTTCTCATCTTTTTTTACAGAGTTGATATATTTTCTGTAAACTGCGGCAGCAGATGCTTTACCCGCTGCCTTGGCTCTTTGTTCCATAGCAACAGCCGCCTGGACTTTATGAGCGTGTGAACGGCTGGAGTTTCTAATCTTGGATACGCTTTTCTTTGCGTCTGCCTCAGTGGCGAACTTCAGTCCGTGGATTGTACCCTTGGGGTCTTCGTCGGTGTAAAGGTCGCTGTGTTTTTTTGACTTTGCCTTTTGTCCCTTTTTTCTTGGGATGCGAGGATTAGTTTTTTTTTCAGCCAACTCCGCAATCGCTTCACGGATCATATCACGCAAAGGATCTTGTTCGACACCTTCTTTCTTGCTCTTATTACCCCAGTTAGCAGCGCCGACTTTTCGACACTTTACCAAAGCACCAGAAGCATAAGCGGAAGGCCAAACATCATAGCGTGCCTTAACCTTATGATAACAAGCATCTTTCTTGCCACCGCTCTTCTTTTTCTTCTCGACAAGAGCCTGCTCTATCATCGTTCGAAGTTGAGACATTGTTATTTTCATTCTGTGCCCTCATGCTTGTAAAGCAATCTTGAATAAATAGGCATCAGAATCAATAAAAGGCGCATCTTCTTTGCGTTGGTCAAAAACTTCTTGTGGCATCTCGCCAATGTCTTTGTAACCAGACGTGTCCATCAGTCGAACTTCTACATCATAAGCCAGCAAAGCCTTCACAAGTTTCATGGCTTTTTTGTGTGCATCGGCATCCAATCCCAACAGGACTGGTGTATCGTTTTTTACAATCTTTCTGAAGAGTCTGCTGTCTTCCCGAAGTGTTGAGCCGAGCAGTGGAATACTGTTCTCGCCAGCAACGATTGCGTCAAAGACACCCTCGACCAAGGTGACCTCTCGTTCCCAGTCAATCAGCAGTTCGTTAAAGATGATATCTTTGTTGCCTGGTCCGTTGAGATAGGGAGGCCAGACATTAGGGTCATATGTGCGGGACGTAAAAAAGTTACAGTAGCCTTCTTCGTCAAACGATGGGAGAATAATTCTATTTTTGTATTCGCCAGAAGCGCAGTAGCCGATCTTCCAATAAAGGACGTCTCTTTGCTCAACGGCACGTTTACGGAGATAGTTTAGGGGCACTCTTGCAGAGGCAGGATGAGAGCGACCAGTTAGTGTTTGAAACTCACTTGGAAGGTCGATTCGCTGCGGAGAATCTTCTTCCTTAGCAAACAGGTTATCTAGGTCGCCTAACTCAATATCAGCGTCAAAATCTTTCCATCTATGGATATGACTTACATCGCCCCAACGCCTGACTAGGCGTCGTAAATTTTTGGTGCGGAAGTCGCACGCCCAACATTTGGCTACGTTCTTGTCAAAGTTGACTGATAGTTTGGGTTTGTGGTGCGAGCAACAGCGGGACTCGTATAGATACTCCTTACCTTGACGATACGCTCTGCCGAGTATCTCGTCAAGGATTTTCTTTTTCTTCGCTGAGTTAGGGTCGCTAAACAATCACAGCCCGAGTTCTTTGAGTTGTGCGATCGTTGCCGCAACATTGTCAGGGTCGTGCTTGATGGCAATGCCACCGCCCGCTCGGAACTCGTTGACGTACTTATCTCGGTCGTCAATCAAAAGTCCTTGCTTGCCGTTCCAAACTCCGTAGGGCTCTTTGCTGTCAGAAAGGTTGACCTTCTCAACTGGGAATCCCAACTCACGAGCAACCCAGATTCGCTTACCAACCTTAGAGCCTTCCGCCATCGGAGCCGACAAGATTTCCAACCCTGGGATATCCTTGATGTAATCCCAAAGTTCTTTGCCGCCACGTTCCCAGCCGAGGTTTGCCCAAAGATCGACGTTGTCTTCAACCAGTCGGTACATAAAGTCTCGGACACGATAGTTCCGAGGCAGGCTGCTTTCCTGATCAGAGCGAGCAATGTGCCACTTGTTGATTACCACATCCCAGCCGCCAAGTTCTTTGGCTGCCGATCGGGCAAGTTTGTGGTCAGGATGATCAGGCTCGTGGCGAAGTTCTCGCAGGCGCTTGTTCATATAACTCAGGACACCATCCTCAAAGTTGACGAGGACACCATCCATATCACTAAACACTTGGTATCTCATGGGGACACCTCCCTCCATAAGTATAATACCACAGGTTTTGTTTAGGTCAAGTAATTTTTACTTATCTTCTTGTGCGTCGAGATATGCTGCTATAGCCATCTCTTGCTTTTTCTTTTTTGATTTGCCCTTAAATTGCGGGGCTTTCGATTTACGGAAGTCTTTGACATAATCGCCTGCTGTAGAATCCTTGTCAAGTTTTTCTCCCATAATATGATCATACTCAAGGTAATGTTTGACTACGCCAATGTAGTCTGCTATCTTTGTAATCTTGCTCTGAATCCAGGCTGGCATATGATCGTCATCTTCTAGCATATCAAAAATCTCAGCGGCGTATTCGGCTGTCTTATACATTTGGCGCTTTGCCATATCACCTTCGTGATCTTTTTCTTTATTGTGGTGATCAACACCCATATCAATTGATTGCATGTGCATGTCACCACAGGCCTCTTCAATTTCTGCTGGTTCTATATCATCGGGCTCAGTCATTTTTGCCACCTCAGCACGCAAGGAGTTGGCTACCTTGACTGCATCAGATTTAGAGAGATTAGAGATCTGAGAATACAGAGTATTCACTTTCTTGTCCACTTCTGAAGCAGACATCTGTTTTTCTATTTCTTCTCTTATTAGAGATGAGATAATTTCTTTCGTAAGAATCATACAATAAATAGATTGTCAATCCAATAAAACTATTTTTTCTGTAAGAAATCCTTTATTATCTTTGTTCCTAAGCAGAAACTCTCCTGCTCGGGCAATAACGACAGCATCAGCACGGTCATCTGTGCCTTTTTTATAGTTCCTTCCGCCACGAGCCATTTCATATGGAAAGGCTGTTTTTTCTTTTTCGATCACTGCCTCAATAACCATTTTCTTTCTTTGGGGTCCCTTTGTCCCTCGTGGGAAAGACAATCCGTAAAGGGATCTTGCAGTGTTGACATTTATATAAGTCGGCTGCATCTCAAAGCATTCAAAACATATCCAGGAAACAACACCATTAAACTTTGCTAGTTTGATGATTGTGTCAGCCCTTGACTTGCCAGGAAGAAACTTTTTCAAAGCAGTTTCAATAAACACATGCTCAATATCATATTCAGACCGAAGAGTATATAACTCAGCGCCAATGGTCTCTAGTCTCTCATAGATGTTGTCAATCTTGGAAAGATCAACTCCCTCTGACTTTACTAGCTTTCCATCGTTATCTATAATCGCTATCCCAACTAGAGTTGTTGAGATATCTAAACCTAATATCATATAGGGAGTATATCAGAAGTCCATTTTAAGTTTAAATGTAAATGACTCTGACTCTTTCTTTCTTACAGGATTCGCTAGCTTTGCCACAGCGATCAGGTTTTTCTCATCATCGTAAATTCCAATCTTACTTATGAATACCTGCTTTTCAAAACCTTCTTCATAGTTGCAGTAAGGGCTTTGAATTGTATTCTTCAAAGGCACCTCTTTTGGCTCTATGTATGATGAGCTATCATAAAAAAATGTTTCTTGCCAATTGGCATGTGATGAACTAACCCAAGTTGGGTTTTGCGAATTGTTAACTTCTCCTGACCTGGCAGCAGCGAACATTGTAGTCGTAGGTATTTTATTTGTTCCCCTAAATGACATCTTCCACAAACTTGCCGATGGGTAATAGTTTCTTGGGTCTGTGCCATCATGCCTGTGTCCATGAGCGCCAGACAGATAAGACCCAAAATAAAGCCAACTTGCAGTATCCTGTTGGGCATCGCCTTGGGCAACTCTGGTTCCAGTGTATGCGTCTCTTGCAAACGGAGCGCCGCCAACAGGGGCAGATGATGTCAACATTATAAATCCTTGATCGTACAAGACCATTCCCACAACAGTGCCGCTAGCGTTACCCATTGTAGAAACTAGTTCACCATTTTGTCTAATATCTTTTGCTTCATCAAGGAGAGACCCTGTATAGTAAAACTTTAAACTAACCGATCCTCTTTCTATTCCCGATCCAAATATCACCGAAGGTATTGATAAAAGGTTAACCGCACCTGTCACTAGTCCAGTCCCTGTTGAATAACCATCATTAGATGATGTGAAGACATTGTAATCAAAGACTGGGCTGTACCTTCTATAATCATTGATTGTATTAGACAAAGCAATCATTCTCTTGCGGCGTCTAAAGTAAATGTCTGTATCTTGTTCTCGGGCCAGACCATCGATCCCTGGCACAAAAGCATCATGCTTTCTCGGCAATGCGTTAGGAAAAATATACTCTCGCTCAATGCTAGACGTAAGAGGATATTTTCCTTCTAGGAAAGTCCCATAATCTTGCCTAGCAGACTGAGATAGAGTTGTATTCTTAAAAGTCAGATAGTTGCCATCCTTTACCATAAATGATTGAACGTAATATGTCCAATTATATGGTGTTAGTGGCGTTCTGTCTCCTTGGTCGTATTGTCCATCAGATGCACTAATTCTATTTACATTAAGTTCATAAAGGCTAATACTGCCTGTTGGTATATTTCCGCCTCTAAAGCTTTCGTTGTTTAGATAAGCACTTCCGCTATACATCGTAAACTCATAACTTGGATGAGTTTCGAGCGTGTTGAAAAATACGTCATTGATGCCAAACTTGTGGAGGTACGACATTACCCACCTCCGTTAGTAATCTAGCCTGACTCTTAGGGTAAACTCGTTTGAAGGTGTTTTCTTGAGTGGTTCGCTAAGCTTAGCAACTGCCAACAATTCATTATTCGCACTATACAAACCAACGGTTGTTATATAAGAGATTGGCTCATCTGTTCTAGATTCCTTGACCCTTATTTGACTTTGCGACAAATAAGTTGGGGAACTGCTGTAGTTGAACTCATTTGCATTAGCACGGCAGAAGTATACTGTTGAGTTAAGCTCTGTCGTGTTAGTAAAGTAAATGTCTTGCAATCTATTACGGAGTGCGTCAGCCGAGCCCGAGATTGAAGAACTAACAAAAAGCTCCTCTACTCCAAGTCCAGCAGGTCCCGAAGAGGCTGTAACCATTATGATCTTGCCACCAGTTTCATTATTGACAACAGTGTTATTAACAATGCCGCCACTAGCTGCAACCTTGAAAAGCGAAGAGGTTAAGACAGCAATACCTGCCTGGTAGTAAAGTAGTCCAATTGCTTTTTCTCCATGGAACGGGAGAATGGTACTAGTACCAGTTGCGTACAATATATTGTACTCTCCTGCGGGGGAGTTCGTCTTGAATGTGTTCGATGTGTTGAATTTATCAAAAACACGAGCAGTAACGTTTGTAAACCCTATGCCCTTGCTGCCTGTTGGGTTCAGAGAGAAGTCCATGCGGAAGGTTCCCTTCTGAATTTCATCTTTGGCCAAAAGTCTTGAGAAGTTGAAAAAGAAGGCTTCCTCCAGCTTAGGGCCATCCGACAAATCGCCATCTTCGTCAAATCGACGGATGCTACCTGTCTGGTCATGTCCAACTAACACTTGTGCAAGCGTGTTGTACATTTGGAGTTTTTGTCTATTTTGTGTACTGAGCGAACTCGAAAGGTCCGAACCAGAAGCATAACCTGCTGTTATGTCAAAAATGTGGTTTGCAGAAGAACTCAGATATGGGTAGTCGTAAACACTTTGGAACATTCCATGAGAATAGTTTTTGATGTTTAGATCATTATAAGTCCCTGTTGTGATAGTACCAGTTATTGGGATCGCTTCATGAAGCTTTGTTCTAGTAGATTGTACATCACTTCCCAAAAGTGTTTTGAATGAAGTAGCCATATCTTATCCTTTTATACCTTCTTTATAAATCTAACAGGAATGTCCACTCGGTATCCTGTTGTGAAGCCAGTTATTCTTATATTGGAATCAATAAACCTAAACTGGCTATTGCTGTTAACGTAGTTTGATGCTGTTGTGCCACCAAGTTCGTTAAACAAAACATTGCTGGTTGAAAGATTTTCGCTAGCCAAAATTCTCATTGCTAGACGAGTTCCATATCTTCCGCCACCAGAATCACCAATCACAGAGAAAGTATCTGCTGGTTGTTCTGGGTTGGCGCTAGTATTAAATTCTGCAATGCCTGGTGCTGTTCCAGCAGGGGCTGCAAAATACTCAGAATTTGCGTTCAAGGAAATGTAATAGCTAGCGATATCGTCATCATCAACAAACGATGGTCTTGCAACCGTTGTTCCATCAAGAGACAATATCTGCCCCAATCTATTGTCCATTTCAATGAGGTATTGAGTTTCCCTCAGTGGGTCGCTGGCTCCTAAAGTGGCAACCGACAAATTCACATTATCTATGCCTTGATCAAAAATAAGCGCTTGTCCAGATGTTGCAAAGGTTCTGTTGCCTCTCAATAGTCCAACATTAGTTCTAAATGGTGCCTCAACATCAGCCGAAGTAGCAAACGTATTCGGGTCTGATGTTGTATAATCTGCTGTAATAAGATATCCACCAACTGGCACGTCTGTATAAGTTTGAACATTTTTATCAATTGTTTTCGACAACTTATCATTGTTTTTGATAACTGGCAAATAGAGCAAGTCATTCCTTGCATAAGAAACGAGTCTGCTCTTCATTGTCGATGTGTTGTTAGTGAATGCTTCTAAAACGGGAGTTTGTAATATATTGAGATCATAATAAGCAGAGCCACTTGGGTGCGTACCTTCTAGGCTATTTGCATTTCTGTATAAACCATAATCAATTTCATCATCGGCTAAGGCAAACTTTGCGATGCGAAAACTTCCATCTGCTGCGGCGAGGCGCTTTCTACCAGTATCTGTAAGGACAGCATCCAGTATAATATCACCGCTATTGTCTAAAAATCCCATTTATTACTTCCTCACTTGTATCTTATTGTGTGGCTTTATTAAGTAGTACGCTTTTTTTGTTTTTGGTCATTTATAAAACCTCACCAAAAAACCTATCTTATCCTCTTCGTTCTTTTACAACGAAAGAAGTTTTTATATCAATTTTGCGGCCAGTGTCTTTGGAACTCAATCTGATAAGAAACTTATTGTTCTCTACTTTGTTTTCCGAGTCAGACTCGACCAGGCTTTTTATGGAAGTAGTTATGTCACCCTCTGCTGCGGCAACGTATGGCAGCGACTGAATATCTGCTGCTTGCACTTCGATGTACCTAATCATTTCCTTCTCTGGTTTAGTTACCATTCTTTCCTTCAGTTTGACTTCTTCGATAACGTAGTAAGATCCAGCCTCTAGTGAATCTATCCTAACCCTGTATATCTCTGTTGGGTTTGAAACATTTTCGTGGACGTCGCCCATTCTAAAAGTATAGTAGTAGTTTACGTTTGGCTGTATATCGTCAATAAAATCAAATGATCTAGCATAGTTTCCACTCGGATCATCAGGATCTAGAGTTATATCTAAAACCTTGTGCAGCCTATTTTCAAAAGATCTATACAACGACTCGTATGAGGTAACATTCATATCAAGTTCTGTTGTTCTAAAAATCTCTACCTTTTTTATCTCTTCTGCACCTTCCGACCTAAACTCCATGTGACCCTTGGGTAGAGTAAAGTTTTCAACATTCCTTTGTACGTCAGAAATTATTCTATTTCTTTCCTCGTCTCCAGGCATGATGGAAATATATGGGACTGTATTCTTACGGGTTAGTTCACCAATTTTAGGAGAAAAATTCATTAGAATTTTATTTTTGTCCCCCTGGAAGGGGAATATTGATGACTCAGGCGGCAGCGGTGGTCTATCATATACAGCAGCTATGGGATAAGATACTCCGCCCATTTGTCCAGCTTGAAGTTGCTGGAATTGCTGTGCGTTGTCTGTAACACCCGCTGCGGCAGCAAGAGCTATTGTATTATCAAAAGAGTAGATCGGATACTCTATAACTTTTAAGTTTGGAAGGGTTTCAACATTAAAAGAGAAGGATACCCGCTTGTCAAAATAAGGCTGCAAAGAACCTTCGTCATTTGGATTCCAAGGTCGTCCTCGAACCCCTGTTGCTGGTCCTGGATATTCTGCCCATCTATTTCTGAACCTGAACGTGGAGCCATACACTATGTCGTACCCAAACAATTCAAAAAGATAGTTTTTACCATATTTTACCTGCGTGTCCACAAACTTAATAATTCTTGTTCTTGATCCCGCTGGGAAAAAGTAGTTTTGCAAAACATCCCCTGTTTGGAAATCTCTTTTGACAAGTTTATAGATTATTGTTTCGTTATCAGCTACCAATTTTGATTTTGTTACCACCAAGTCTTGGTACTTGACCATGTTTTCTTGGCAAAGTCTTTCTGCATTTGTTCTAACTGATCTCAGAAATTCTTGTAACTCCCCAGTTCTAACAGGATTTAAGTTTTGCTGATTTGGACCCCTAAAAGATATCTTAGAGATTTGATCTGTTTGAGATGCTGGTGTCTCAGAAACGTTATCTAGCCATTCATTAAAATCATATACCTTAAAAGCATTATTGTCTGACTTAGTGCGAACAAGTCTTGCTCCTATTTCTTGTGCGTTTGTTGTTCTTTCCCTGTCCCTTGAAATGCTAAAAGTATCTGTTGGGTCAAAATTAGTTGAAACAATCCCAGAAGAATTTATAGTAAAGTTAATATCTCTTGATGTTGTACTTAGCAAGCTATTTATCATACCTGTTGATTTAAAGCCTAAGTCAAAATCAACCTCTTCTGTTTCAGGGTTATCTAAAGATAATAGAGACTCACCTATTGGTCCTAATGTGTTATAGCATGGTACACCAACCTCTATGTACATAGGAAAATAAGTCCTAAGCTTGTAAAAATTATCATACATCTGCAACTCGTCAGGCGATGTTGCTAAATTGTAAAAATCTCTGTTTAGTCTACTAGTAAAATCAATTGTGACATTGCTGCCCTGGACTGCCTGGGCATATTCGTTCAAAAACTGTTGGAAAGATTCTCTCTCCTCTTCTTCATTGTCTAGCCCGCCCAGGGCTTTCAAAGTAAAGTTTTCGAACTGATCCAGTGTTATAAGTTTATCATAAAGGCGGACTCTTTGAGACCCGTCTCCCACAAACGCAGCCTGACGCTGGTCACGACGGCCGCCGAATTCGATTGTCAATATTTCACTGCGAACAGGATCATTAATATCATAAGCGGGTATATCCTGACTATTCCCTGTTGCCAATTCATATATGTACATGTTTGGCAATAAAGCCTCTGGCATTTGTTGGCTGGCCGCCTCGTAAGCTCCGTTATAGTAAGAATACTCTGGGTTGATGTATCCACCTATGGAGTCTATGAGTTCGCCTGCGAAAGAGTTATCGACACGACCAAACTGACCTGCTATTCGATTTCTTAGGGTTCTCGGCGGTGGCATTAAGAACTCGCCAGGAGCGAGATCTAAGAGATCCGTAAATCTGTCTCTAGTCCACGGATTTTGTGAAACAAAATTATAAAACTCAAAGTCTACAAAGTTGTTTAATTGATCTGCAAAAAGCCCTCTTCGGTCACCCATGCTAGCTCGTCCATACAAATCAAATAATTCATTAGCTCGATCTCTTCCTAAAGACTGGGCTGCGGAGCCTGCGATTGAAAACATCATCGTATTCAGCGATAAAAGTCTTGGTAACTTATCTTCTATACTATCTTCTGAAAGAATATTTGCCCTGCACAAAAGATAGACATCATATAAGCTGCATTGAACTGATCGTAGTTGATCTGGTGTGGTACCTTCTCTATTGGTAATCTGAAAGTTTACGTCACGTCCTAGTTCTACTGTGGTGGATCCTAATTCAGTAACCGATAATTCTTTTCCGTATTCTCTATCCTCTCCTGAAAATCCAGCGATTGTCAATAACTGACTAACTCGCAAATCATCATATCGATACAATCCGCCATCACCTCGGCTTCTAAGATATCCTACATAATCTTCTGGTAACGACGGGGTTGTGTCTAAACTCACAGGAGAAGAATTATTAGCTAGGTCAATTAATGCCTTAGCTACGTTAAAAATGAGCCCTTGGTTATCTTGATCTGGTTGGTTTTGTTGTCCTTGCCCAGGAGTCCTAACAGGTTGAGGTAATCTGTTTCGGAAAACTAATTGTTTCCTGAGCGGTTTTTTATTTGGGGCTTGAGCATCCCAAGCACCATATTCTGGAGAAAGAGCATAAACAGGTTGAGCTTCATCTCCATCTATATGATTAACTGCTAGCGCCCATTGTAAAGCGCTATCATTCTCTTCTCTTGGCGACGGCGAGTTGTTGGACGGGGGTGGGTTTGTTTTCGCCCACACTCTTCGTCGTGGATTTCTTTCGCTAACAGAGCCAGGCAAGTTCCATATAATATTGACAGATCCTTGCGGCTCGTAAGTCCTAGCGTTAGTAGAAATAATCCCACTTTCATTATAGCCTGAAAAGCGTGGCTCTTCATCTACCCCTATTATGCTAGAACGATAAAAGTTTGCACCTGGGTCATTAGGTATGTTTTCTCCCAATTTAAGAAACAACCTTATGGGATCCATCTGCGCAACTGGTGCTTGAAACTGTTGTGCCGTAAGATCTCTTTCTTCGGTTATAAGATTTTTTGCAGACATCACACTATATGATGTAATGTTTCCTGGTGCCGTTTGAAAAATGTCACTCTTTGTTGCAGGACCACTTGGGTACCGATTTTCAATACTCCTTAGGTCTGTTGCCCCTCTTGCAATATCATTTGCTGCTAGAATCGCAAGAGTTTCTTCAATAATTCTGCTAATTCCTTCACGATTTTGACCGCTAGAGAATTGCTCTATCTGTCGTCTTATTCTATTTATGTTTTCATCTACACCAGCGTTTTCTAATTGCTCTGGGTTGATTGGGGGAATAGTCATTGTTACCCTTCCTCTGGCATCAACATGAAGTACTTGTTATAAATAGGTAGGTCAAATAAATCTACATGGTCAACTGGCATTTCTGCTTGAACGTCTTCTTTGCTAATGCTTCTTATTCGGCATAAAAACTTTCTGTCTTCATTGTCACGATAAAAATCTGTGCTGAACTTTTTCCAGATCGGCAACAACTTTTTATCTTGTGAACTAGAGCTTACGTCAGAATCGCTTAAGTTTTCAAACCCAGCCAAATACTCAAGGGTTCCTACCTGCTTGTAGTTCATCCAGAAAGTTAAGAACTTTGCATAAACTTTCATTGGGTCTTTGGCATTTTTATAAGGAGGGAATGCATCACCATCATAAATATTGGTTATTACTTTGTCAACAGAGGAAACATCTTGATCTTCAAGAAGAAACCTCTTTGCATCAAACCCACTACCCAATGATAATCTATCACCAGAACTTGCAATGACTATCATCGACTTGTACTGGTTTGGTATTTCAGATAAATCGCCCTCTAAAGTTGATTTTATATTTTCTGACGTAATCTTCAGTATGTTGCTGATATTAGCTAAAGAATTGTAAGTTTTGTTCTCATATTGTTCGTCGTCTTTTTGTATTGGATTAAAGTGCAACTCGCCTAGAATATTGAACATCAACTTAGTTGGAGGTTTACTATTTTTTGTTGCTTTTGTTGCTTCCTTGTCCAAAAAGTCAACCTGACCAAAGTTCTTTGGTTTAAGGGGAGTGTCAGACAAACCAAAATAATTCTTGCTGGAATCGCTTTCGTCTGTTTCACCACCTAAAAATAGTTTAAAAAGTTCTGGTGGTTGATCTAAGTTAGCTCTTGATATTAGTGTTTTTTCTTTTTGCTTACCTGCTGGTGACTTGATAACATTACCAACTTTATAAGTCTCAAACTCTTCTGTAGTACCATCTGTAACAACACAATCCTCCATTATTAAGCTCTCTCTAAGGCTCGTGTTTATGTCCATTTGCTCCATCTGAAGAAATGGCGAATGGTTTTGTGTTTCTTTCTTAAGCTTATAGATGTCCAGGAATAAAGATGCATACTCGTTTATGTCATATCTCGCAGAGTTAGTTTGAACATCATAATATGATGGCTGATTTATGGTCTTTTTCCCAAAGACCTTTATGTCCCTCGGTGTATAAAAACTAATCGTTGAATTACCATATGTGCCGTCAATACTATCAACAAGCGATGGAGCCTGAGATTCGTTTGCGTATTGTCCAAAATACTTGTTGAATTCTTCGGTAAACCTATTTTGTAAAACTGATCTGCTGTACTGTGGTAATCCAGCTATTGCCTGATCATAGTCTCCGCCTATATAATCATACCCAGTTTGATATAAATTTCCGTATTCTATAGCATCTGAGAAGAAATGAGTTTTCTCTAGCAAAACAAACTTAGTTTGCATAAACCCTCGTTGACGGAGAGTAGATCTTTCTACATTGCCTGTCTGTCTAATTCCATTTGGTAACTCAGCGCTTAGCAGTTTCTCAATTGAAAAATTCAGCTTTTCAATAAAAGATGATATTTCTAAAATGCCATCTACCTTTGGAGTATTTGCTAAAGAATATAATGCTAAGCCAATTTCTGTTTCAAGAGGATTCAATATCAAACTTGGCGGTATGAGTTCAAACTTTTGAGCGTAAGAAATATATTTTGTTATAACTCTCGTAACTATGTCGTCCGCTGTTTCTGATCCGATCCCAATCCTGGAAAGGGGCACAATCCTTTTGTTGCCAAGAGCATTGAGTAAGCCTCTACCATTGACAATCACTCCTCCAGGTGGTGGTCCTTCGTTCAGATTGTTTGGTTGAGAGTTTACAACTACATCATAAATTTTTTGAATATCTTTAGCCATCTCATTCAAGTCTGCCATCACTCTTTCGAGAAATAACAAAGAGGGATCCGTCACAGAAATCTTCACACCATATTGGAATTTAGACAAGGATTGAGTCTTCCTGTTTTCAGAACACTCATCAACACCCTCATAGAATAAAATCGAACTATTATTTTGTGAGTCTTCTAAGAAAATATTATCTACCAAATTTGGTATTGTTACAATCTCTTCTGGATAAGTGGCACTTGGCTGTATCTTTTTATTTCTTGTCGAAGTTCCGATGTCACTTAGGGAACCATATGACTCAAACTCGACCTGTCTTTTTTTCATGCAAATATATTTTACTGAAACTCTCTCAAAATCTTGTATTAATTCTCCACCATTAATAAGCTCTTGTGCAATTAGGTTCTTAGAGTAGAGAACAGGAAAAGAGCTTTCCTTTAGCAGGAAAGACCTAAGATCGTAAGAAAAAATAAATCTCTTTATGTCCGCATCACTTCTTGTTATCCACAATTTTGAAAAACAATTTGTATCTTTTATTATGTCAATTGTTGGTTTTTGATTTGGGTCAACACTTAGTAGCCTCTTGAGACGATCCAACTCGTTTACGTTTTGAGATAGCTTAGTCGAGGGGTTTGATTGATCAATTACCTTAGTGGCTCTAGTGTCATTTAGGATTCCAGAGTTATCCACTCTTCTAGAATTTTGCCCCTGAGGACCGAAGGCTGCCGCACCTCTTGGCTGCATATCAAAACTATATTCATTACCAGATATTGTTTTAGAATCAACAAAGCCAGACGATGTCTGCAAAGAATAAAAAACACTGTTCTTACTATTGTCACTATTTTCTTCAGTCGCATCATAGTAAACAAAGCAATATAAACTGAGGTTGCCGTTGAGAGATTTACTGGGAACATTAAACATAATTGGCTTCAAACCAGCTTTACCAATGCTGTCATCCTTAGTTACACTTGGAAGACCTTTTGCATCCCTTTCTAAATACTCAAAGGCTGAAACGTCTGTGACCACCACATCATTCAGGGTTTGGCGGACGGAACTTACTGAATCATCTCCATAAGTTACTATTTTTTCTTCGCTTCCTTTTATTAACCTAGTAATTTCACTAACAGAAAAAGGACCGAGAGGATTCAGGATGTTTGATATATTAACACCTCGAACACTATACTGGCTCATGCTGGCGAGGAATGCTCTTGCACCACTTACCCCTGTAGTAGACATCATTTCTGCTTGGTATTCATTTATTCTTTGAGCAACAAAATCAAGAGCAGCACCAGTTTCATCGCCATAGGATGCAATCAATCTAACTCTATATTTTTTATTTCTTTTTGAAGGCGTAAGAAACCACCAGTCGGGATCAAGTGCTTCTTTTACATTTTGCGTAAAACAAAGGTCAACGGAAACTTTAGATGTTTCATCGCCGTTATCTTCGATGGTCACATCATCCACTTGAACTGATGGCATAGTATTCGATAAAAACTGCTGTTCCGAGGCTCTTATGAGCCCCAAGTTATTTATTGGAAATACGTTGAATTTTTTATTTAGCATTCTTCAGGTCCAACCACCTTGCCAGATTTGTATAACGTGTCGCCATCTATGGGCTTATCAAATTCAATCTCATCGTCCACACGAATAGATAAATAATACTCTACAAATTCAGGTCCAATCATAGGAAAATTTCTTTCAACCTGTTCCTCTGTTCCATTTAAGTATCTTGCAAATACATCAATGTTTTGTTGTGACATCAAGTCTTCTGCAACACTAGATTTTTCATTTATAAAGTATAGCTTTTCTAAGCTTTCCTCGCCTTGTTCAGACTCTATAATTTTGTACACTTCAATATCAAAATTACTATTAGATTTTAGCAATGTGTTGATTTCTTTTACATCGAGCAAAATTGTATCTGATCTTGTCAGATCATAAACATCTATTTCAACATCTTGTTGGTTATCGTTTGTTTGCAAAATAGTTGAAACATCATATTCAATATTCAGACTTGAGGTCAGGGTTGGTATTCCTAATGATTTATAAGATATTGTACCAGAAAACGGCGTTCCATTCTCCATACACTTGATGTCCCAAGCTGGCATAAAATCATCCCACGGACTGCTAGTTCCTATCATTTTGAAATATTTTTCATTTCCTGGGTTGACATTGTTAGAGGATATGTTATTTACATTTGTTGTTGCCTCAGAACTTGCGCCCATGCTTGACGTAAAATGTACTATGTTTTCTAGTCTCTGTGTTTCCTTGATTCTGGCTACAACATTGTTTTGCTCTTCATAAAGACCCTTTGATCCTGCATCGCCGTCACCGTTCCTGTCAGGCGGAGACGAATATATTGAATCATACAAAATATCGTCATCCAAAAAAGAATAATAGGTTGGCGCAAACTCTCCTCTAGAGAATTTATGCTTCCCGTAAGCAGTAAGGTCAATTTGAATTACTTCTTCTTTTTTGTTAATAAACTTTGCCATACTTTAAATACTTACTAACTTAGATATTTGTTAGTATCCTCCAAAGTTTCCGCCGCCAAAACCACCGCCGCCAAAGTTATTTCCACCTCCGATGCGCCCAAGGTTAGCGACTGGGCTAACATTAGGGATGTTTGTACGTCGAAGACTAATATTAGGGCTAACTACTGGCACAGCATTTTGCTGCTGCCCTGTAGGTGCTGGTGCGGCAGCCTGTGCAATAGCTTGAGTATCAGGCACAACGTTTATGTTTTGGATCGCTGGCAGTACTGGTATTATTGGCGTTGCGATAGCTGGAGTGGCTAAAAGTTCTTGTCCAGCGGGAGGTGCTGGAGGAGCTATAGGCGGTGGTGCAAAGACCATATTCTGCATCATGTTTAGATTAGGCAGCAAAATATTGTCTGAACTTATATCATCAATGTCTATATTTGGCTGCGGGGCTTTAGACTTAGCGGTGGTAACTTTGCTTTCATCAAATTCTTCCACTTCTCTGTCAAGCTCTGGTCTAAAACCAACCTTTGTCGTTATCTTAGCGGACTCAATCAAGGAACAGAAATCATACGGCCAGTTGAAAGTATTTCTACCTCGACCGAGTTCATCAATATGGTAAAGCCCCTTGGTGTAGACATTTTTCCTGTCTTCCAGATATCTTTTTTGTTCGGGTGGCAAATCATCTGCAATATATCCAAACATGTTTTCGAAAGATAGTGAGGCTGCACCATCATTGATTTCTTCTATCATCATGTTTGTATAATCTGTTTGTCCACGTTCTTTGACTTTGAAAATAAACCAACGGATTTCTGGCTGGAATCCGTCTTGAATATTCATATCCTCTGTGTCAATAAGATCTGGTCTTGGGTGACCATTTCTAGGCAGCCCAAGTTCTAATTCTTTTTTCAATATCTCGGGGAATATTGTTTCTGTTTCTTCAGACCTTTCGCCAGGCATATAGTGATCAATTGCTGTCACGCTTGTCTTCATGGAGTTTCCTATTTCAGGCATTATATTTTGCCATATGTCAGCAAGATCTTGCTTGCTAAGTTCAACCGTATGTTCCATAAGGTAAACAATAGGAGCCCTTGCTAGTGTTAGTTCTCCTGAAGACAGCAAGGAATCATAATCGTCGCCGCCAAAAGGATTTATAAAGTTAGAAACTTTCGGGAAGTTTGGTGGCAACAAATTGACCAACGTTTTTCTCAGCGACGGCGGGAAAGAATACTTTGTAAAAGCTTGACGGAACTCTTTAATTTTTGGACCAAGCGAATCCTTTGGAGCTTTGAGCGTCATTGCTCTCATTTTATCAGTTTCACTATCGTAAAAATAAGGAATAGCAATGATAGCTTCAGACATTGTTTTTTCGCCATCCTCAGCTAGTTCCCCCAAACGCTTTGCCCTTGTGGGATCCCACTCGTTTGCAGGCATAATTTCTTTTTCATCAAATCCAACCAGCGTTGCTAGCGAAGCAATCTCTCTTCCTGATTGTATGACAGAAAGAGGAACTTTCTTGACTGGTCTCACTTCCCCAGTAGCACTGGAGAATGATCCACCCCCAGAGCCTGTCGGGTTACCAACCAGCCTAAACTCTGTAGATTGATCATCAACGTCAGAAATATAGAGATATATACCCTCGTTCTCTTTTGGCATAAGCCCGTACTGGTGCCAGATACCTTTTGTTTCCATTTCATATTCGCCAACGTTGACACTAGACGAAAAATTATATGGATTAGATGTTGGGTCACCAGAGACACCAGAGCCGCTAAAGTCTAATATTGGACACTCCCACTTCGGCATAACAACCCACTTATTTGGATCTAACGGCTTAAGTTTTGAACCTGCGTCAGACGGGAAAAGATTATCTATAATAATAGAGGCATCAATATCCTGCCTATTTTGCCAAGCTCTGTTCCATTGATAGAATGGTACACCCGAAGTATCGACTTCACTATTCTGTAAATCCGCAAAAGATCCCGAGTCGAAATCATAATAATATCCGTTAGAGTTAACATATTGGACAGAAATCTCGCTACTATTCAATATCTCACTCAAGGAAACTTCCTTGTTTGACGATGGTGTATAGGTTATGCGAACAAGACTTGGTCCATAATAGTACGTCGGGGTAAATGGCGCAAACTCACCACGGTGAAGAGGCCAGTTTTTCCCTTGAGGATAAGCACCCTCAGGAGAACTTGCTGTTGTTATTGGTTTTGCACTATTTTCTTCAGCAGCAGTATCCCAGCCATATGAACCTGTCGAGGTTGGAGGTCCGAAAGCATATGGATTGTTATAAAGGTTAAAGTTGTCTGTCTTTTTGAGTCCAATTTCCATAATGTAAGCCTTATTACTGCTCACAGGAATCCTATTTGGCTCGACCTGAGAAGTTTTTGACACACCAGCGGGATCGTTTTTAGAAGCTCTAGACGGGACATTTGCGACGAACTTAGTCATAAAGCCACCTTCTTTCTTCTCTTTCAAGAAGAATTGTGGGACATTTGCAACAAAGTTAGAAATTGACATTCTGTAAAGCAAATCGCTAAAGGTTTTTACTTTACCATCAGTACCCAGTCTTGTCTCTTCTGTTCCATCAACACTGGCAGAAACATGAGTACCAGCATATAGGTTGTCATTGAAGTCTATATTTACAAGTCTGGTTTTACTTGTTCCGATATGTTCTAGTGGATTTAGTATTCCTTCAAACGGAATTACATCACCCCAAAAGAATTTTTGAGTATCTGAGTGGCTTACCCAATCAAAATTGGTTTGGTCCCCTTCAGTACGACGGCGACGGTTGCCTGGTATTTGTCCTGGTGCGCCGGCTGTAAAACCGGCGATACCATCACCAGCCCCTGCGCCTTTAACTATTGTATCTAGAGCCCCACTCAAACACCCGTGAAGTGGCGAAAAATAGTTTGATACTACAAATTGACCACTGGACATTGATAACATGGAAGAACCTGTAAGAAACTGATCATCTGAAAGCCTTACTCTGCCATCAACGTTTCCTTCGACTAGGGGGTCTGCGGGAGATCCCGTATCACGATAACTTTCACGCCTAACTGGGAATTGAACCCCAACACCAGACTTGATTGAATTATAAAGAATACCAGGAGCAAAGAAAGGTCTAGATAACGCTCTAAATCTTGATGGCATACTAGCAGAACTCTCAACAATACGACCGCCGCCACCAGGAGCATATCCGCCACGGAAAGTAGAAAAATCAGCATAAGACTGAGAGAAAAGTGTTGCTATTTCAATCGTTCTATTGACAGGATAAAAACCATCATATGGCAGAAGTTTTAGTATAGCCTCTGACTCCATCTTAAAATGTCTTGGATTTTTATTAAATTCTTTATCATCCGAACTTTCTGCCATAAAAGGTTTCAGATATTCGATAACATCTGTTGTTCCATATCTAGGCATAAAATCTTCACTTGATCCGTCAAAAACATTTTCACTCGCACCTGTTAGCTCAAAAGATGCTGTTACCAATGAAGATACTGAAGCTAAGTCTTTATAATTCGATATCTGGCTGCTAATTCTAAATTCTGGAACAATGCTGAAGTCTTTTCCTTTTAATCTAACATCTGCAACATACTCGTCATACGTTTCATAAGTCGGGAAACGTGAAGGTGCTACTTTTGCTTTGGATGGTCCGTCAACAAATCTTCTTTCTTTTGCTGCTGTCCAGGGAGGTAAAGTTATGCTACCACCAGGCGACCTTCTTTCTAGAATAATTGCAAACGTGTCTGCGTGCTCTGGGTCTCCTTCATACACTGTTTTCGCCCCAGACATAAGAGAAGGTACTCCATAAACATATTGTGGACTATTGATACTTGAAGTGCCTGGCAACACATTTCTAGCCTTTGTTTTGTGGTTAAGGGACCCGCTGATCGCTCGACCGTAGTGGGGCATCATTAATTCCCCCAAACCATATGTTCCAAGACAAGAAGCTAAAACATTTATGTTATTAGAAAACGATCCAGAATATGGACGCAACAAATAAGACACCAAATCAGAATCAGAAAATAGGTGAGAATCAAGTGGCCAAATTGAACCAGACCCATAAAACTCATGAATATTAGTATTATCAACAATATCTGCATCGATTGGGGCTGTTTCATCAAATCGCACTCCATACCCAAAGGACGTAGTAAAATTCGCAAGAACTCTATTAAAATGAGAGTTAGAATCTTTCATCGTAAATTGTGCAGACGTCTCTAATCCTGGATTGAAATAGTTTCCATAAATACTACCAGGGGTGTTTGTAGGAATCGTAACGATAGGATCAAAAACTTTAGTAATGTTAAACAGGTTTATAAGTGATGCGTTTCTTGTGCTTCCAGATGGTTGATCATTTCGCCAGTAATCTTGTGCAAACGCCAGCCGTTGGCGAGTTCCAGAAAGATATGTATATCTTTCTCTTGGGAAGATTGTTTCTTCATATGCCATCAGTTTTATAAGCTCAGCACCAGTTGTATTTCGCTGCACTTTATCTGTAAAATTATCTCTCAAAACCTCATAAGGTCTTTTTATTTCACCAGACATGTATCCAGACTTTTTGCCAAGTTTTATGTTTATTTCTTTATTTGCGAAAGATTGTAAAACATTTCCATATGAATACTCTAAAGTAACATCCATCTTTTCGTCATAGTTTGTTTTAGATGGAGTGCCCCTAGTTGTCTGTACATGATGAATCAGTGGTTTATATTTTGACGTCAAAGGTGGCTCAACGTACCTTGCAGAAAAACTTGATGTTATTCTATTTGTAAACCTATCAGTGTAGTAGGCATATGTAGTATTTTCTGCATATTGTTTTTCCCAATTAATTACAATATCACCTTTGTTTGTTTTAGAATCAATAGTTTTCTTTACTGTTTGGTTTGGTTCAAACTGATAAATATTTTTCTTAATGAGATGTCTAGCTCTGGTTGTTTCTGAGGTTCTTAATTGTGACCAGGGAACGATACCATTAGAACTAACCCATTGATAGTTTACCTGTCCTGAAGAGGCTGAGTAGATTGACAAGGATTGTCCTAATCGAGTTTGTACAGGAACAGCACCATTTGTTGGTTGTTGCGTAACAGCCAAAACACCACTGAAAAAGGATATAGCTCCATTGCCGGCTGTTGGAGGGTTTTGTTCATAAGTTCCAGAAATATCACTAACTGGACCCTGAAGTGACTGAGTTATTGTAATTACTGGCACTGCACCCTCGCCATAATCAATGTCGGTCACTGTAACAGAATAGTTCATGTAAGAGCTAGCGTCATTAAGAGCTAAAAACAACGAATCTCTTATTTCCGTGAATGAGGTAGCACCTTGCACACCAAATTCATATACTCGTTGGCCCAGATAATCATCGCTTGTAAAACTATCTAACGCTCTTCCGCTTGAAGCTGAAACCCTTATAAACTCAAGACCTCCGGCTTCTGGTTGAAAAATATCTATTGTTCTAGAGTCCCACTGGGATGGTTTATTGCTGTTTATTGCAAGCACTGCATTGTCCGCAATTCTTCCCTCTGTCCTTGTTGCAATTGAAGATGTGTTTATATAGATGTTTTGAGGATATCGAGAGCCAGAAATTAAATATTGACTATAAGTGTTTGTATAATCATCTCCCTCAACAGAATTAATAAACCAGTTTAACCTATCTGCTTGAGGAATTGGTCTACTAACAAAAGCGTTATCATATCTAAAGCTGCTAGATGTATAAATCTCATTGTTGACACCTGAAGCTTTATGGTCCGAAGAAAATATTTTTAATTTTCTTGTTGCGTTTCTTTGGGTTTTATGTACAGCAGCTTTGGCAATAAATTTCGGACTTACCTCCATAGCGTTTGCAGTAACCCCAGTTGCTTCAGCAAGTTCCTCTGTAAAATTAGTTCCTATGATCTCAGTGTCAAACTCATTTCTTCTTATGCCGATAGAAACCTTGTCTCCTGAAGCATCTGAAAAAGAAGTAGGTCCTACAACTGAATATTTGTATGGATTGCTAAGTGTTGCTATCCAAGAGGTTAAACTTATAGATATCGCCGTAGCAAGATCACTGTCAGCGGCCGGTCCTGGAGTTAGACCATTAACTCCAATCTCTGTGGTGGTGGAGTTAAATGGCGTCACACTAGCATCAACCGATGCGTCGTAGGTGTCTCCATCTGGTGTTACAAATTGTAACGGCTGACCATCTGAAAATTGTGCGGATTGTAGAAACAAAGAAGCGGAAGGATATCCAAATTCTTGAACACCTGCATTAAGTAAATCAAGTGCAACTTCTGGGTTCCCAAACCCGTTAGTACCATCGTTTTGTCCCTGTTCAGAATTTCTAATAGCTAACGGAGTAAAGGTTGTCAATATCTCGTTGCTCGATCCAGAGAAGCCGCCCCAGTTTACATGTGCCGCAAGTTCTCTCATATAGGGAAGTCTTGTGTCTATATTTCTGAAAGGAAGCGCATTGTTCGGTGAAAACTGGTCCGAGGCAACATCTCTAAATTGTTGCTTAGAGTCTAGTTTACTACCAGGCGACGAGAATCTGCTAGCTATTACTGTTCGTGTTGTCCTCAGAGAATCTCTGTTTCTTGGATTATAGTAATCGTCTGAACCTGTCCTGTTCAGATTTCTCATCTCAATCGTGCTTACAAAAGCAGTTGGGATACTAGAAGTATAATAAAGATTGTTATGAAAGAGGAAATCCATATTGGCAGAATTTCTGTCAGAAGTCTGCAAAACTTCATAGTTTTTATGGAAGTTGCCAATTGGATTAACACCACCTGTAACGCTACCATCTAAGTTCTGTAGATTTGTTCGTATGTTAGCAATATTCACAGGCGAAGCAGCACCAAGTGTCCTCCTGTATTGTCCCTTTGGAACACTACCAGTTATAATTGATCGTATTCGCCCCTTGACAGGGTTCGAAGCTAGGAACTCAAGAGCAAATGCTTCCCTTCTTTCGCTTTGTAAAAGCGGCGCAACATGGCGGCTTTGCAACCCACCAACGTGTTGCAGGGTAAATGGTCCCTGTAATGTCTCAGGATCCTCGTGCAAATTTGTTATAATGGTTCCTGTCAATCCATTATTACTTACATCCAACATATAACCAGTATTTACACTAGAACTATACGCAGTAAACGGAACTAAAAGCTCGCCTGAAAACTTTTCATTATCATTCGTAGCTTCGAAGATAGTTTTTCTTTTTACCTTTGGATCTGGATCATCTGTTGTATCCTGGAAAGCCTTAAAGTTTCCAAAAGTTATATCCCTAATATTTGAATACTTAAATGTGCCTGGAGTCTGTCCTATGCCTTGACTTTTGTAGACTGAGCCTGCTATGCTAACCAGCTTACTTGATGTAACCTCTGATTGTAAAACACTAAGTATTCTCTGCCTGTAATCATTAACTCCTGGTACAGATGAGGAGATTGTTGGGTTTGTTCGCTCTGCCCTATATTTCCACCAGAATGAGTTTTCGTTTTCTTTTTGCGGCGACTGTGGCAGAGGAGCACGGCGCTGAACATACGAAACAACTCCTGCTTCGCCACCAAGTGCAAGCTGGCTTCTTCCTGCTCGGACCAAAGGTTGTGATCCCATTGTGCCCCTGGAAACTTCTCCTCCTGGAGGGAAGGTCCCCTTTCGATCGCCAAGGAAAGCATATTTATATTTAGGTCTTTCCAGAACGTGACTTTCAATTATGTTTCTCACACCAGATGCGTGAGGAGAAGAAGCTGGGTAAAGTTGCTCAACTATATTACCAATGGAAGAATCTATCCACTTGTAGTAATCCAAATACTTGTCAAAGTCTGGTATATTTCCAACCTTCTTGAAAAACAATTGTCTTAGTTTTTCCATGCTCTTATAGTTTGGTCTGTATGTGTTTACTGGCTCACCTATAAGATTATTCATTTCATCAATTGAAGCAAAAAGCTGCAACATAACTTTAGACACGTTTCCATACATGCTCTTCTCCAGAGCATAGTAATAGTCAGTTGGGCGGGCAGCGGGCGTAAACACATTGCTGTCGGAAGATACAACAGAAACCATATCTGTACTAGACACAAATTCTGGGACTTGAAGCTCTTCTTTGTAGACGTATTCTTTTCTCGCTGGGGTGGAAGATCCTGCAAAGTCTCTACCTTCGCCAGTGTGTTGTCTAAGGGTTATGTTACTAAAGACCCCTTGATATTGATTTTCGTATGAATCATCGGCAGACCCTGAGGATCTATCCAATACATCAAACTGACCCGAAGAGTCGCTTCCAGTAATATTTGCAAAGTCCCAGTTAAGTGCCAAGGTTTCAATTCTTGGTATATGCATCCCAGGATTTCTTGATTGGAATTCATAAGACTCTCTTGTTGGGTCTTTTCTTCCGTAAGAATCTACTTCGTTTGCGTGCAGATCAATTGTTCCAGTTGGTAGAACGTCTGTCCAGTATCGCAAACTGCTAGCTCTAACATCAGATCGAGCAAGGATAGCTCCTGTAAAGTTTGTTTTATGAGCACCAACGAAGAACCTTTTTGCTGCTGCTGTCATCCTAGAGCCTGTAGCATAAGACAAGGTTCTTCTTGCCAAGAAAGAATTTCTCTTCACTCCTGTGTCGTAGTTGACACCATAGAAAGAAACCTCATAGCCATCGCTCGTGTCAATAAAAGATCCTGTTATTCCTGTCGCAAATTGATACTTAGTGGGGTTTACAGATAAAGCAAAGTTCCACTTTTGATTGTCATAGACGTTATAAAAAACGCTCGACGTTAGTAGTTGAGTTCCATCCCGATCTTGCACAGAAAAATAAACATCTCTGACATTGTCTATAGGACTAGATACCTCAGAAAAGGCTGCTGGGCTCTTGATAGCCCGAACTTGAAGACCCCAATCGTTTAGCGTCCCTGTGACTGTTGTGTCTGTATTTTCAGCAGCATTTGTTCCAGGTGCTGGAGAATGGAAACCAAACAAAGATGAAGTTACAACAGAAATTAAATCATAGGAAAGATTTTTAGCATTTTGGAAAGATGGAAAAACGACTTCACACTCAGCAGTAAATCCAAATTCGTGTAGTTCTGCACTGCCACTATCACCATAAATTATACCCCAAGATCCAGATACATTAGGATTATGGATTTGGAACACTGTACCACTAACATCTGCTCGGTTGTTAAGTCCACTGAAATCAATATATTTCTTGTTACTTACAGCGGGCTTATATTGGGATTCTAGCTTATAGGAAGAATTGACACCATAGGTGTTAAGAGAAACTATTCCATCATCTACACCAAAACACCTGATTAGATTGCGAATAGATTTTTCGCTGCCCTTAGACTTCAAAATATTACTAAGGTTGTTATAGATGTTTCTGTAGATTGTATTTTTGATAGACTTTACGTCTTGCTCAAAATTTATCTGCTCATCTCTCTTGAAGTAGTTTTCTAAGATTCCTGTGTCGGCAAAGATCTCAGACGCCTCTAGCCCTAAGCTATCAACCAACCTATCATTATATGGAAATTCATTTATACTTCCTGAGGAACTACCGCTTATGTACTGAACATCTTTTATTCTGGATAATTCTGTTATCTGCAAGTGCAGGGTATCAAAGTAGCTTGACATCACTTGTGTGATATTGCTTAATTCTTTTGACGAGTTCTCATCTTCTTCGATTATCCACGACGGAATCGAATTCATCATATGAGCAGCGTTTTCATAATCGTGCTGACGCCCATCAGACGTTAGCTCATTTTTGATTCTAGTATATTCAGAGTTTGGCAACCTAACAATCGGATCAGCTACTTCGCTTATAGATTCTCTATTCATTTGATCCAGTGCGGATTCTGTTTCTCTTATCCCTGAAGTTTCGTATCCTCTCCAGGATCCGTTTGATATTCTGCCAGAATAATCAAGAACTATCTTATCGGTTGCTGCTACGCTAGTAACACCCTCATTAAATTTAAAGTACACGCCGAGACTAACATTTGCATCATATTTGTTTGCGCCGCCATTGACAGACGACATCCAATGTCTTCCAACCTCTTCAGCGTTTCGTGCTTTTTTCCAAAATCTAAATTCGTCCAGAGATGCAGACAGCTTACCATAACCTTTGTTTACGACCCTGTCAGCATGAGGAGAAGTTCCAGAGGGAGCAGTAACCAAAGCGCCGAGATTGGCGATTAGCGAGCCTGTAACTAAGTCAATCCGACCTGCATGGCGGCTTGGCTCACTCGCATCAGAAGCAGATATGCTAGTCTCTCTACAAACACCATTGACATAAAAATCAATTGTTGGAGTAGATCCGCTAGTATTAAACACAAATGAGTAAAAGTCCCATGACCCACTCGTTGTTTGAAGACCACCAGTTGTAGGAACAGACTGAGTCACGAAGCCTGTAGCACCAGACATCATGGTAACTCTGAATCTGTCTTCAGATCCTGAGAATATTTCTATGGTCAATCTTCCGTAGCCAGCAGATCCTGATGTAAATCCGTTATGTGCATCAAAGATAACTTGTTTGTGTGATTGCGAATTTCCTAAAGGTATGCCGCTTTCTTTCTTATAAAAGAATTCAACAGTTGAGCCACTTGGTCCACCAAACTCTAGATTGTTTGTCCTATTTGATCCAGAAGAATAAACCGTGGTTGCATGTGGTCCACCTTTTACTTCGATGTATTCGGCGGACGAAGAAAAATATCCTGTTGAACCAGAGGTTGCTGATCCGTAGGTATTGCCAAGAACAACATACCCCTTAGATGTAGGATATTTGTTCTCAAGCAGCCACTTTTCTAGCGGGTTTAGTTGGTTAAAGAATTGTTCTTTTTCAAACCCAGAACCATCATATGGATAGTTGCTTGCTATATGAGAAAAGGCATTCTCATAATATTTTTCAGCCGAACCAAATTTTGCAAACTCTTTTGGGTTAGCATAATCAGCACGGGGAACGAACGCTTCTGATCTGTCAACAACCTGTTTAAGATGCGCAGCAGATTCTATAGAAGTTGCTACGTTATCAGCAGATGATTTCTTGAGATATTTTGAGGCAGAGGTCTCTTTTTTATTTTTATCAAATAACTTTTTGATACTCATTATTACTCACTCTCTTTATCATCTACTCTAAATTTGAATACTTCTGGTTGCTGTCTGTATTCGCCCTGTAAATAATAACAAAATTGAATTCCATAAGAGTACCCTGGCTCTAAAAAAGAAGTGTCCAGTTGGAAATAGCTACCGCTAATATCGTAGGACATCTTGGTGTGAGATGAGCTTCCTGTTCCAAAAGGTATTATCTCCATATTATCCACTGTTCTGAACAAGCGATAAAAGCCATCCTCTATTATCTCTGGCTCAACTTCAGCACTAGCAACATTATAAATATTTGGCTGCCAGTTTTTTTGCCTTGAGAATACCCTTAATCTTGGTTTTTGTCCTTTTATATAACTACTCTTCAAATTTGTAATATCGGTGACATATTCGTCTTCGTATATAAGAGCACTAGCTTGAAGAGTTTGTGGTTCAAAAGAGCCAGTAAAAAATTCTATTGGTTGTGTTAGCGAGCCCGTAAACCAAACATCATAAAGGACGTCCAAGGAAGAGGTTGAAGCAAAAGAACAGCTATAAGTTCCCGTTATATCAACGCCATTTTCAACAAGCAAAGAAGCAGTCACATGCTGTACATTTGCACCAGTTGAATCAATTATATGCAAAGCGTGGCCAGTTGGACCACCATTACTACCAGAATATATCCTGACTAACAAATCATTGTTTTCAATGTTAGGTAACATTTTAAGTTGACCTCGAACATTATTATACAAAAACAATGTATTCAAGTTGTCAGATGGAGTTGCCAAAGAACTACTAACCAAGAAGTTAGCCCTATGATCTTTTCTTCCAGAATCCCACCGAGCCTCAATATAAGGTCTCTTAAAGTAATATTGGCTTGTTCTTCCGAAAAATTTCTTGGTAAAGAAGGTTCCTTCATTGCCTGATATTACTGAATCCGTATGCTTCAAGATAAAGCCATAGTTTAGACTGCTGTCTGTCCTCCATCGATCGATTGCATAACCAACATTCAGATCAATGTCCTCAAGCCCACCAGAGAAGTAAAAACTTGCAGAATACTGAGATCCCACAAAGTAGTAGCCACCCTCTGAATTCCATGCATTGTTGACAGATCCAGATATCCAGTTAGAAGCTCCAAGGTCTGAATATTGGTCCATATCTAGGCCTGTGCCTTCGTTCCAAGATTGTCGAAGAAGTGGCACTTCAAGACTATAGCCTAAAGGCGTACTATCAGCATGTGGGGCATTAAACATCCTAAGCCTATACTCAACGCTTGAGGACGGAACAATACCATCAGATATATCAGCCAAAATATCATCTACAGGAAACTCAATGATTATTCTTGATTGCTCTGCGTTTCCTGCATTTATAGAGGCAGAAGTTTGACCATGAATAACAAAAGCCTCAAGAACATCCGAAGCACCCATGTTTGAACCCGTTGCACGAGTTATTAGGTTTGACTTAAATGCGTTTGTTATAGTATTATCTTTTGTTGCGAAATACCTTTTTATAGCCATTACTTAATCACTCCTACGATATCTTGATCGGGGAATAAAACTTCCATCACAGTATCATCTGGCACATTGACAAAGCGACCATCTCTAGATAAATTCATTCTCATATCATAATTTATAGAGCTATAAGGTCCACCTGTCTTGTTGACTATTTCAACTTTCACTGTGTCTGTAACACCTGGAACCTCATTGAGGTTTTTGTAAATATCTGATATAAAGACTGATTCTCCAAAATTTGCTTTTACATTTAAGAAATCTTCTTTTAGTTTGTCTATACATTGCTGTAAAACAGTAAACCTATTGGCATCTATATCTGCAACTATTTCAAAGTTAATTCCATAGTTTACAATCTTTCCATCCAATATGTCAATAGAATCACTAACCATTCTGTAGTGATCAATCCATGTGGCAAGGTTGCTCTTAAGTGTTTCGCTAGACTTGACAAAATTTCCGTCTGAATCTGAAGATATGACATACATGTTTAGGGAGCGATTTAATGATTGCGGGTCCTTAACGATGTTAGCTCGCTTGATCGATCCAAACCTCGATGGCATCCTGTACGCAAGATTTATATAGTCTTCCTTTGTCACCGCCCTGTTCTGAGCGGCGAAAGTTCCATACGCTCTTTGTTTGATCTCTTCTGCTATGAGATCTTCCGTGTCTCCAATGATTGGCTCTTCGTTTTCTACCTCAAGAGACGCAAGTATTGTTTGAACAGTGCTTCCAACTAAGGTCTGTTCTTCTCTAAACTGGACATTCGATGCAGCTATGTCGGATATCGCTCCAACTGGTGCATTTACTGTAACGGAGTTATTGGCTCGATAAACAATTGTCAAGGTAGTATCTGTTGGAACAACACCAAACTTATCTGTTTTTATAAGGTTTGTGGGATCAAACGTAGTGTCAGAAACATATTGTCTGCCTGTTGTATCAAGCACAACATCGGCAGGATCTGCAACCACATCCCCTGTTAGGTTGTCAGCCGAACCATAACCAAACTGCAAAAAAGTATTTCCCTGGTCATCGTATTCTACTACATAACGTCTTGGCACGGGCTTAAGTTTCATTATTGTCTGGGCAGTGTCACGAGTTGAAGATGTGTTCAATGTCGGAACCATAACCACATCCTGAGACAGATGTGCCACCTCAAAGTATTCATTACCCTGAGAATCTGTTACAGACAATATTTCAGATATATTTTCTACATCTATTCTCAATCTTAAGAATCTTCTATAATCTCGAACAGTGATATTTACTTGCCCCTGTTCGCCTGATACAACTTGACCAAAGGCTTTGATAGCGAACCAGGTGGGAACACCTGTGTCGGGATCGACTCTGGCAACCGTTATCTCGTTATTTTGATTTGTAAAGTCAACTGCCTCAACAAGTGTATACACAGCACCGCCTTGGGACGACAATATCGCACCAGCAGACAATATTGGAATATAGTCGGTGTCTGGACCAGAGGTTGTTGTGGATGCTGGGACAAGGATGTAAAAAGAACATTCCCCGACTGATGTTGCTGCTCCCTGAGGTTTATATCCTAATTGTTTGGATAATGCAACAACATTCTTGAATTCTATTGCGGTATCTAAAAAACTTTCGTTAGCTTGATAATCAACATAAAAAGACAACTGATCGCCAACATACGATACCAAATCCAACATCAAAGCACCGAAAGAAGCCTCATTAAAGTCTTGGAAAGTTGAAGAGTAATATCTTTTTGTATAATTGACTAGAGAACTCTTTATCGAATCAAAATCTCTACTTGTATAAGATATTGGTTTTTTTGCCATCATTTATCCTCTTGTGGTCAATATTCTTAATTAGTCATTGACTTGAGATATTTGTAATGTATTAGAGCCACCCAGAGAACCAATGTTGTAACGAATTATTAATCGAACCTCATTAGCAGATAAATTCAGGTCTGTTTCGCTATTCAAAATTTGAATATCTTCTATGATAACAAACGACATATATGCCCTAACTTGCTCATATATCTTAGATGTCAACCTATTGAACGAGTCTCCATTTATTTGTTCAAAAAGGAATCTTCGAGCGCCAACACCAAAGTTGGGCTGCATGACTCTTTCACCAGGCGCTGTTAGAACTAAGTTTTTTAGATTTTGTTGAACAACTTCTTGTAAGCTTTTGTTGAGCCTATAAGGCCCATCTTGTGTACTATAAGCCAAAGGAAGCTTTACTGATAGTCCTTGTAGTTTTGACATTTATGTATTCTCCCAATTACCAACATCGTTGTTTCGTAAGAAAGTTTCTAGAGCCTCTATTGTCCCACGCAAACCATCAATATTTAGTTCAGAACCTGGAGAATATACAAACCCAAGTCCTCTAGCTTCGTTTGCTCTACGTAACTCTTCAATGTTTGATGGCACACTATCAAAAAGAACTCGATTTCTTTCCTCTGGTTCATTGACACCGGGAACAGGAGATCCCCCAACTCTAGGTCCAGTAAAATATGTAACGCTGAGGTCTAATAAAGCTTCTTTAAGTTTGGCAAACGGTCCAGACTCTCTTGGTTCTAAACCAAAAGCGGTGGAGAGCCCGTTGCCCCCTCCGCTCAGAACCCCCGGACGCTGTAAAAGATCCCAGTTTGAGCGATCAAATCGATCGTCGCCGGAGCCGCCAGCAAATGGTCTAATATTATCCATCATCTTAATTGTTGCCTGTCTTAGATCTTCTTTTAGAGAATCCTCATCACGATCTATTTCTCCACCTGCTCCAAAAAACCACCTTGCCCAGGCTGGTCCATAAGCATCATCATAGTAAGATTTGTTTATTTCTTCAATTTTGTTCCAATAAAATGGCTTTAGTCCATCCTTGTACTTCACTGAGATAAATCCTTCGGGGGAGCGTTCGGTTCGGGTCGGTGTCGGTCCAGTTGGGGTGCCATCAGGACTTGCTGTGTATTTTGTGATTAACAAATTGAATTGAGTATTTGGTCGGTCAGGTGCATTTGGTAGTGTCCCATATCTTGGTCCTGTAAACCCAACGTCACCTGGGCTACTGCCAATTAACGCACCTTCATAAGTTATTGATCGCTCACCCGTATAATAATTGAGAAGGTTCTGTTGTTCTTCAAATTGTTCTCGCATATCATCTAGCCTGCCATCGCCATTTGATTCCACATTTGTAAGTAAATCATTAGCAGCATCTAAATTCTCTTGTATGACCTCCCTTGCATCAATAACTTCCTGAGCCTTACTAATAAGGTTCCTATAAAATTTTACAGCATTTCTAACATCGGCAAATGTAAAGAAATCAACTCCTGCTACCCGCACTGGGAACGGGCTGAAGTATCTCAGGCTATCGGCTAAATTATCTGGGACAACTGCGTTGATAAACGCATCATTAGCAGCAGCAACCCTGCGATAAGCATAAAATTTTGTAGAGGTTGTTTTTTCTTTCAAATCAACAACTCGATCATAATAAGCCGCATATGCGGCAAGAATATACGGAATTGGAACAAAATTCAAAAATTGTTCTTTTGCAAATGTTTCATCATCCATTAGGAAGATAACCGAGTTTGGAATATTGTTTAGTGAATTTTCTACGGCTCTAGTGCCACCCAGAATGGATGCTGTTGATCGCCTAACAATACCATAATTTATTGGTCTTTGATCACCTGGTATTTCTGTAAAGATCCTTGCAAGATCAAAATCAGGGTCCCTGTTTATGTAGCGCTCTATCCCTCTGTCGATAAAGAATTGTCTGCTTCCTTGTCTTACATTCTCAACTGTTGTTCTTTGGATGTTCGCTATATTCCTAAAAGTAAACGGAACTCTATTTTCAGGGTTTGCAGGGTCACCTTGCCCTATGTAAAGATCTGGAAAATCAGGAGATATTGCAAACCCCTGTATCCTTGTACTACCTGTTTCAACAACCCCTCTCTTAAAATAATTTGATAATTTGTGATATTTCTCTCTAAGAGTAGGATCCTCAAACAAGTTTTTATCAGTAAGAAAATTCATTGGCTCTGCTGATAGCCTCTTGAGTGTTTCTGAAATTGCTTGTCTGATATAGTATTCTAGCCTTTGATAGGGGTTATCAAATTGCTTTAGGTTTATGTCTGTTAATCCTCTTGACTCTTGGTCTCGTCTTGAATAAACATCTGTAAAGTTTTCCATTTCGCTAATATAAAAAGGAAACACCCCATCACTTTTAGCTTCATATTTTATTGATTGATAAACATATGCGGCTATAAGATTAAGCGTGTCTGGTGTTTGCCACCCATGATAAGCTCTAAACAAAGGCACTATATTCATAAAAAAGTTAGCCAAGTGACTTTGAATTGATTCAGCCATCATTCTGGCTCTGAATTCTTCAGGAGTCTCATAACAAGGGTCCCCATTTGGCTCAAACGGAACTTGTATAATGGTAGACATAAAAGCTCGTAGCTTTTGTTCCCCTGTTTCTGCGACCCCTTCTCTGGCGACGTCCTGTAAAAGATAAATGCCCCTGACTGTATGGTTGATGTGTTCGGAACTATTAGCTAGTAGCCCTATAAAATTATAATCATTGGCATCACCGCCATTTGTTCTAATCAGTCGCTGCCTGTTTGTACTATCCCATTGTCCAATATTTGGCCCATATACGTTATTTGTTAGGACATGTTGAAGTTCTCTTAATCTATTTTGAACACTGGCTTCACCTGTAGTGTATATTAAGTTTAAATTATTAAGTATGCTTGGTGTGTTTCTAGAGTTTATATTTACAGGTCTTAGTCCAGTTGTTATATTATACGAATCACTGAGCGAAGGTGCATTTGTTGTGGCTGGGCTTGTAATTGCAATGATTCTCTCTGTTGATTTCTGCTTTGTGTCGGCATTATCTAGTGCAGATCGACCAACCTCAAGTTTTGCTTGATTCTTATCCCAAGATAACTCAATATATTGTTGATCTGTGCCAAGTCCGCCAAACTTATAAGTTAGCTCTTTATTTATGAACCCAAGACCCCCAAGGCTGTCTTTAGTTGCACGAGGTCTTAAATATTCCGAAGGTGCGTAATTAGGATTCGAAGTTATAGCTCTCCACAACTCTGTTTCTGTATAAGGTGGTGGCGATGGTGCGGGCAGTGCTGCTATCTGTGCGTTTGCAGACATAGCCTCAGATAAAGCATCATTAACAATTCTTCCAAATATTCTTAGCCTTTCTATAAAATCAGTATAAAATTTTGGTGGTGCTAAAAGACCCTCAAAATCACTCAGATCCAAACCAAAATTGAAATCGTCAGACGTTATTTCACAAAGTTGGTCAACCTTATTCAGGATTGAATTTATTTGCTGTTTTACTTGTTCTTCAGCTTGTTGATTGCTGACACCGCCAAAATTACCCAAATCTTGATTACTATCAGGAGAACAATACTCATCTGCCGAAGATAGGTCCTCTAATACATCCTCCACAAGATCTTCTAGTAAATCACCAATAACTCCAAAATATTCGGACATTGTTTCTTTTGTTATTGTTAGAGTTGCGTATTTTTCATCTTGAAGGTTTAGAGAGTTTTCAGCCTGCAAGACTTCAAAGTCTGATTCAGATTTCTGGGGGCTATTACTATAAACCACCTCCTCAATAATTGCTCTAGTTCTTTCGGATGATTGTCTGCCCAGTAGGCTAGCAGTTTCCTCAGGTAATAAAATATCAGACGCATCTTGGTTGAATTGTCTTATTTGAGATTCGGTTGGACTGATGTTTACAACATCCCCATTTTCATTCTTGACACGATTCAGGATACCACTTTCACTAGCGACCTCAACTAGATCTATTCCGCCTTTGCGATCTACTAAATCGTTTACTTGCAAGGCTCCATATGCACTCCTTAGTTTTTTAGGGGCACCAGCTAATTGATCTGTCTCTTCAAGACCACAAGCCAAAGCAGCTTTCAACATATCCCTAAAAGCGGTATAAATCAATTGAGAAATAAATTTAACCAACAATCTTTCTAAATTTTTTCTCCAAGACTTGTAAAAATCCGTAGTTGATCCTCTTTTGAAATCTAATCTTGGTCGTGAGGAAGATACAACATCTCTTGTCAATTTCTTAACGCTAGGAGATGCTCCAAGTGGCTCTAGGACTTGCTCAACAATTGCTTCTCCAAGTGCTCCAAAAAGACAATACAAAGCATCATTAACTTCTTTTTCTACCTCTCGCAGGATAATATCTGGATTACTAGCATATCGAGCAGCCGTTTCTACGTCTGCTACTAGCTGCTTTTCTACAAGCTTTCTTTCTAATAGTTGATCCCTTAGCACTGTGGCTGCACGGATAGCAAGCTTTCTTGGGCTTGACTTGCCATAAATTGTGTTGTATATCAATATTGCATCTTTCAACACAGTAGCAGAAGCACTATCACAACTTCCTAATGTTGACTTAACAGCATTGTAAAAAAGCTTTTCTGTTAATCCTAGTGCAGCGTTTACCTGGGATTGTACCTCAGAGTCTGTTTTGAATAGTTTGTCTTTTTCGGTCGGTCCCGATTTGTTTTTTCTTTTGTTTTCCTCAATCTTGTTTTGTATTTCTGTTGGTTTTACACAAGGATTGGGATATGTAAAAGACGGAATAAATTCAGACCATGGCATCGGGTCTCTAGTATTTCTACTTGCCTCGACCATATCTCTGGCATAAAAAAGAAAACCATATGAAGTTGGTGAAACATCTGCAACTAAATTAGCCCCAGAGCTAACGTCCTCTATGATGCCATCATTTGTAAACGTATAACCTAAGCCTTTTGTCTTTATATCACCATTATAGATTATACACTGCAACGAAAATTTATCGTCAAAAGATAGTTCCAAAAGATCTGTTGGCGCAGGGTCTGGTATATTATTTGCATCTAATAATTTTGTAATTATTTCAGGAAGTCTAGATAATTTACCAGCTTCTGCTTCAAGATTCAATCCTCTCAACATGTCAGGCGTAATTTGCTCGTCAGAAAGAATTTTAGAATATTTCATCAAAGCTCTGTCGGCTGCCTTTGTAGTCTTTTTAAGGTCCGATCTTCTTATAGTTGCTTTTCTTTGTATGTTCGCTTGTTCTAGAAAATCTGTGAATCCCTTTACTATATGAGGGATGTTTTCACCAGCCCTAAAGTTTGATTCAAGTTCTCTTATTACATCATTGCTTATTCTTGCAGTCAATCTCCAAGTTGTGGAATTTGGCGGAGGATTTGGTCTATCAGGAGCACCGTAAGTGCCTTCGACTATCATCTGCTCTAAAATACCACTTGTATCCTCAGGTAAAACTCTATTAGTAAAACCTGCTAGCTTCTGTAACGCTTGTTGCTTGAATACCTCTCTTGCAGCTTGACCTTCACTAGTCGCACTATCATACGTTTCAGGATTTTTATTTGTCAGGCGAGCAACGTAATAGAAGTTCTGTTCCTTGGGATTGTTATATATTACAACAGGATTTTTTTCAGCAGTTACATTAGCCGTCCAATCATCAAAGTCAATATCTTCAGGCTGCTTATAAATAATTGTATCTTCTATTGGTTCCCTTTCTCGAATAACTGAAGCGTTAGGACCGAGAGCAGAACGGAAGGAAGTCTCTATATCTCGTAGTCTTCCTTGCGGGAGTTCTATCCTAAAGGAAGGTAACTGAGAAACGGCTGTAGATCCAGTTAGTACACTTTCCTGATCCGTCATGTTGGTTTGGAATCTAGGGTTTTGTGATTCTGGAGTTGTTATGGAAAGAATTTTCTTTATACTCGGGACTCTGGTGTTTATCTCAAGCTCTTGCCAGCACTCATAACTAGACGGAGTAATCATCTCAAGTGATCCTTGAGAGGCAATATTTATTATAACTTTACTATTTTGTGGATATACCGCACTGTATGCCAAAGCATCGCTCAGCGTTATTGTTCTGTTGTTTTCCGTAATCGGACCTATGATAGAAAGATCAGACCCTATATCAGGGAAAACGTTGTAGTTAGTATAGATATGATGTATGCCCTGTTGAACAAACTTGTTTCTAGGGTCAGCGTAATCATATCCTGTTCCATCTCTTTCATTTCCAGAATATCTTTCAGGCGCAGGATTTACTATATCCTTTTGCCTATCGGTAAGATTTGGGGCTACAAAATCTATTGGTATCATATTATCCCCTAATCAATTTGTATTATTATACCGACTATTAATGTAGTCGTCACCAAAAGGATATGTATAATTAATTGAGGCTTTAACAGAGTTCGTTTGTAGAGTCAATATATCTGTTGCTGCTTTTGCTAGTGAACTAATTTGACTCGAACACTGCGTTGCTAACAGCGGCGGTGGAGTGGTTGGTCCCCCAACGAGTGGGGCACCTATGTGCGTGTGGACGGCTAGTGAAACTAAAAGCTGTGCGTAGTTTTTTTGATGCGCCAACATAATCCCGCTCAAATCATTTATTAGTTCTAACACCTCTCTCAATGCTAGCTCCATGTTATTGCCTTTTACTAATGGTTGCATGTCCTCATCATTGTTCCCAGCAATTAGATCTATTCCAGATATAGAATCAATTGAAACTCCTTGGGAATTATACGTATCAGTGCCTGTGACTAGTTTTATACCGTCTCTTGCTACAATCCTGACACCATCAGCTTTTATTGCAATTCCAGACCTTGGTGTAGGACTACCAACAATGCCGTCAGCTAAATTAAAATTCTTATCTATATCTGTTCTTTGGCTTATGTAAATTCTAGCGGCATCAAGCTCAGGACTCTTGTCTGTGTTCACAAGGTTGCCTCTTGAATCAACAACCCTAGCCATCATGCCACTCATGCCGGCCACTAAATCAATCGAACCACAATGAGAGTTTCCCTTCCCTCCATAACCAGAAGAAAGCCCTCTAGGTCTATCACGTCCTAAAATTATGAACTGATTGTTCTCTCCTTCGATAACTCTCTCTGACTCTGATTTATTATATCTTGGATGAGCTTCTGGAATGGTCCTGTTATTAGTGCCAAGATTCAGTTCGTTGTATTCAGCGATCTCTTTTATTCTTCGCTTTACTTCGTTTGAAACTCCGTCCTTTATGTCTGCTCTTATTTTTACCATATTTCATCAAATGTCAACGTAGACATTTCCATTATTTTTAATTACTTTACCTGTATCATAAAGTTTCTTTAGTTGTCTTACAGACTTTCCGAAAGTTAAGTGAAAATGAACTGGATCCCACTTAGAATAAGTACCACCCCACGACTGGAAGCCGCATTGTAATCCTATCTGTCCTAGTTGGTACCATCTTTCTTTCGGATATCCGTTACTGCAATTCATTTTTCCAGCCTTGAATCCATTCTCTTCAGTTGGCACCTCAGCAACATCTACGGCAAGACCAAAATTGTGTGTACTTCTACCAGGTATGGCAACAGCAGGAACACCTTTTTTAAGCGGGCCTGTAATAGGTCCGTTGGGGTTTACCAGTCTTGGTCTCCTAATTCTTTCTTGATCTGCTATAGACCTAAAGCCAGAGGTAATTCTCAGTTTGAATCCTTGCTGAAAAGCAGTATTTATAAAATATGCTACCAAGGGTCTGATTTTTGGATGCAGGTTCTGAATCTTTCTATCATTGGAAGCCGACCAGGTTTTGGGAACGGTCGTCCCACTAAAATCAAAAGGTGTAACACTACCCACGCCACTGGGTATCTCTATCACTGTTTGCTGAATCGTATAAGTTCTAGAACAATCAATGGAATTAGGTATTGAAACACCGCTAGAATCAATTGATCCACCATAGTTAGCTGGTTGCGGGGTATTTACACCCGCAGGTCCACTATTAGGGTTTCCGTTAGGATTTGTCTGTGCAGTACCAGGGATTGTTGAGTTTTCATCATTACAACCACCAGGAGAGTAACTTTCCTGAGGAAATGTTGATAAGTCTGATGATCTGTTTATTGTCCTTGGGTTTCTAGCAGAAATTGATTTATTTAAGTTGTTTGAGTTCGGAAGAACAGACCCTGCTGGTGATTTTGTCAAGGGCTTTCTTGGCGGACAAGAGAATGAAGATAAAACATCAAGCCTGTTCCTTTTAGAAGCGGCTTTTACGTTTTTATTTGCTTGTGTTTGAAATCCAGATACATTACCCCCAGCACCTACTAGTTCTAATAATCTGCCGTTATTATAACGCAGCGAAGTTTGAAATCTATCCAGATGAGTTACTCGAACAACATTTCCTGGTTTTATGTTTGGAAAATCTCCGCTTTTCTCAGCAATAAACTCAGGGTACATATCAATAACTTTATTGTCCTGTGAATTTTTTGGCATCGGCAGATGTGAGTGAACCTCTGGTATTCTTGCTCTTATTGATAACTGCGGAGTTTGAGCACTAGGACCTTTTTTGTAGGTTACCCTTAAAACAGTAGCAAAAAATTCAGTTTTTCCGTCATAAGTTTCGGATTTGTATTGATTAACAGCAGCAAGCTGTAAGTTATCCATAAAACCAGACCTAGCTGAATTATACCCTGCCTTTAGCTTGGTGTTTTTTCTATTAGGTCTAATGTCTTGTATATACTCATCAATATTTGGTTTTGTCACTTTTTGTCCTCTTTGATCAGATCAAATAACTCATTCTTATCATCATCAGACAAAGCAAAATTATCTTTTGCGGATTCTTTTTTATACATGATTGTGGCTAGCTTTACAAGCTGCTCGTTGCTTCTTTGTAAAGTTTCTACAAATTTAGCTGCTGTAGTTCCAGCGTCAGCATATCTCTCTTTAGATACGCTCATATATTCTTTTAGCTCAGCAAGCAGCATTTCTGTCTCTTGCCGATCATCATTAATATTTTTTAATGCTTGGCTTATAAGCGAGTCTAAGTCTTTTCGCATATTGAATCTCCTAGGATACAATAAATAGTTACTTAGTTTATTTCTCCTCGATCCCACTTTGACTTAAAGTTAGCGTATTTTTCTCGCATCTTCTTAAGGCAGCTAACAATCTGCTTCGTGTTCAAGCCAGTTATTTCTCTCATATAGAGATAGATTGCTTTTTTGTTGAATATTTCTATTTGCTCAATGTTTGACATTAGCAAGATAACAGCATCCAAAACCTTTTGTTCATTCTCTTTCAAATTAAGGTTTTGCCATCCGTTAATTTCTCTCATAAGAAAAAACCAATATTCTCTTTCTTCTTGCTCCTCTTCGAGAGTTTTCTTACCTTCTGATTTTATAACCTCTACCTCTCTAATGATTGAATTATATTCAACCTCTCGTCTTCCTCTAGTAGCTTGTTTTTTTGCTTTATGAGTAAACCAATTTTTTGTTACCACTGAAAAATACGAAAAAGCTTTTGTTCCCTTGTCGGGATTAAATTTGCCTAGAATAGTAGTAAGCCATATTTTACAATCATCTTTCAAAACATCTATATTTTGTAAGGATGTAAATTTATAAGTGTAAACAATTTTATCTACAAGTTCGTCAAAAGCTGGTTGTATGTGCTCGACATACAAATCTGTCCTAATTGTTATATCGTCAGTTGAACAGTAATCTACTATTGCTTGTTCCGTAACCTCCGTAAAGTAATATTTTTTTGTTTTTGTTTTAGCAGCCAAGCTATTCCCCCGAATCCATTTCTTCAAAGGGAAATTCTTCTACAAAGGCTTCAATATCAGTTGAAAAATCTTTTGTGTGTCGCAACAACTCACTCAGAGTTGTGTCTCCGTAGAACATGTCAAGTTCATATACCGCTTCTAAATGATTTCTATAATCTCTAGCCATATAATTCATTTGTTTAAAATTTTCATAATAAACTTTCATTTCCCTAATAAGTTGTACAACATACCAAACAGCGGCGATATTAATAATAAGGCTGACAAAAAGCAAAAGGTACATCATAATTGTTGAAATCATTTTTTTGTCCTTTGTTTTAGTCGCTTCTTCTCTTTTGAAACGTCTTCTTTCATTTCTTCAATGGTCTTTTTCACAATGGAGCCAGCCGTAGCTTCTTTATTCACATTTGAATTTATTCTTGGTATTCCCATTATTTTTTGTAGTGAATCCGTTTGACACTCTGGACATTCTGTCAGAGTATCTTTCGCAGAATGACGGGCTTCAAAAGTAAACTCGCACTGAAGACACTGGTAGTCGTACCTACCCAATTTACTCTACCTCAAATTTATTCTCTGTTGTGACCTCAGCCTTCACCGAGGGAGGGTTGATAACATTTATTTCATTGTCAACAACTTCAAGGTCCCACTCGGCTAGCAATTCTGTAATATCAGATTGTTCTGAAAGGCACTTCTGCAAGGTCATAAGCAAAGCGCCTATTGCTTGGTTTGATAGTTTCATTTTATTCTCCTTTATATTCAGTTTCTAGTATTTTTTTATAGTCAGCCTCATACATGAGTCTAGCTAATTCTTTGAATTTAGTATTTGGCTCCCACCCCAGTTTTTCTTTTGCTTTTGTAGGGTCTCCCAAGAGAACTGGGACCTCATGGGGTCTAAATAATCTTTCATCTATTTCAACATGTTTATCAACATCAAGACCTGCATGTTCAAACACCTCATGCAAAAACTCTTTTACTGTATGAGTTTCGCCAGTTGCAATGACATAATCATCCGCTTCATCCTGTTGCAGCATCAGCCACATGAGTTTTACATAATCACCAGCGTATCCCCAGTCTCTTTTAGCATCAAGGTTTCCAAGATAGAGAGTATCTTGAAGTCCTAATTTGATTCTAGCAGCAGCTAAAGTTATCTTTCTGGTCACGAAAGTTTCTCCTCGGCGAGGCGATTCGTGGTTAAACAAGATTCCACTAGAAATATGCATACCATAAGATTCTCTGAAGTTTCTACAGAGATTATGGGCAAAAACTTTAGCGCAAGCATAAGGCGAAGCTGGCATTAGTGCTGTTGTTTCAGATTGAGGGACTGATGGATTATCTCCAAACATCTCTGATGACGAAGCTTGGTATATCTTCGCTTTAGGTACGATTGTTCTCGCAGCGTTCATCAACCTAAGAGTTCCCATGGCAATACCCTCAACAGTATTCTCTGGGATGTCAAAAGAAACTCTAACGTGTGACTGCGCAGCTAGGTTGTATATTTCGTCTGGTTTGTGTTTTATTAGCAAATTCCAAATGGAACTAGCATCATTTAGATCATAATATTCTAAGATCAAATCAGGATTATCAAAATATTCATCTATACGATCAGTCGTAATAATAGATGTTCTTCTCTTCAATCCAATTACTTTATATCCTTTTTGTAAAAGGAGTTCTGCTAAATAAGAACCATCTTGACCAGTTATCCCTGTTATTAGCGCTACCTTTTTATTGTTTGTTGTACCAGTCATATGTCTCTTTAAACCCTTTTGCAAATGTGGTGAACGAAAAATCACCTATCGTCAATAGAAGACTTTCATTTGAACCATCTTTTCTAAATTGACCATCAAGCTCGTTATTGTATTCTACCCCAATATTTTTATTTGTTATACTTTTTGCAATAAACACCATATCGTTTATTGATAAGTTTTCTTCTGGCGCTACCATAATTGGCTCACCAGAGTTGTGCTTCTCTAAAAGCATTGGAATTATTTTCACTAAATCTTCGACATATAATTGTTGTCGCAGTGGTTTACCAGTTCCCCAAAACTCAATTACGTCACCATCTTTAGCTTCCGAAATTTTTCTTACCAAAGCAGCAACAAAGTGAGACTTGTCTCGATCGAAACAATCTCCTGGTCCATAAAGATTAGAGGGGCAAAAAGTAGAATAGTTTAGTCCATATTGTTTTCGGTATGACAGCGTTTGAACCTGCAACATTCTTTTTGCATATCCATAAGAAAAATTAGTATCTGCTGGTGGTCCTAGAAACAGATCACTTTCTTTCATTGGATAGTTAATAACACTATCTGGGAAGGCACAAGTACTCAAGCAGGATAAGACTCTTCCTACATTCTTAATCCTGGCGGCTTCCAACAAGTTTGTGTTCATGCACACATTCTTATAAAAGAACTCACCTTGTTTTTTAGAATTTTCTTTTATTCCTCCAACAATACCTGCTAAATGAATTATAGACGATGGATTATGTCTTTCCAACACACTAAAAATTTCTTCCATAGAAAGAAGATTACAATCCTTCGAGGACAAATATACCCAATCAGGATTAGCTCTCTGTAATGCTTTTCCTACAAAGCCTGTGCCGCCTGTGACAAGTGTGGTCCCCACTTAGTCACCTTTTAGCACTCGATAGCTATCGCTATCAAAATGTTGTGTAGAAAACTCAAATAACTCTGAATCTTCTAGCGCTATCATTTGATGTCTGAGTCGTCGAGGTACCCAAAAATTTTCCCCTGGATTTAATACAAACTCATCAGCATCATCAATATCATCAGTCCTGCTATACTTTACAATCATCTTACCTGATTGAAGATAAAAAACTTCATCCTTCAACTTGTGGTAGTGCCAAGAACATCTTTTATCTTTATTGAAAAATAATAGCTTTCCACAATATTCTTCTTTATTTACAATCCATCTTTCCCAGCCCCATCCTTTATCGACGTGTTTCATGGGTAAAGAATTTGGATTTATATTTACCATACAGTCTTGCCTCCATCAATAACCATATTTTCGCCAGTCATGTATGAGCTTGCTTCGGAACACAAAAATGCTATTGCACCTTTATATTCATCAATATGAGCCATTCTTCCCATAGGAATAATATTAGATAGTTTCTTTACAAACTCTTCTGGATGATTATTAAATACTCCTGTTGGGCTAAGGCAATTAACTCGAATGTTCTTCTCTGCAAAATAAACGGCTAAATATTTTGTCATCCCAATAATAGCCCACTTAGCAGCAGAGTACGTAATTGGTTTTACGTTTTGCATATCTTCAGCAACACCAGGCTTTCTATAAATTCTTTGATCAGGTGCAATCACACCAAGATCAGAAGAGATATTTAGAATCACACCACCTGTGCCGTTATCTAACATTTTGTTGGCAGCTACCTGAGAGCAAATGAAAGTTCCGTTAATGGCAGCATCAATACCCTCATTCCAGTATTCTTCCGACATGGTTTCAAATCTAGAATCTGGCTTTAGTCCGCCGTCTTTTTTAACTTTGGGATCCTTAGCTGCATTATTGACAAGAATGTCGATACACTCATATCTAGAAAAAACATCTTCGACCCATTTTTTATTTGTGACATCCATGTAGTGAGAAGAAGCAACCAGTTTGCCATATTTATCATTCAACATCTCGGCTTTTTCCACAGCACGATCTTCATGGTGATCTGTCAAAATAACATAAGCACCACACTCGATAAGAGCCTCGGCATGTTTTGGCCCAAGCAATCCTCCTGCCCCAGTTATTAGAGCAGTCTTGCCAGTGAGATTAAATAGATCAGGAGTGTGATGCATTATACAGCCTTTCAAAAATGTTTTTATGTTGCTTCATTGTTCTTATTTCAGAACCAGTTTTACCTCTAGCAGTTTGTATTGTGTACAACTCATCATATCCCATAGAAGACAATGTGTTAAAAATCAAATCGAAATCAGTATCGCCACTTAGTGGAGGGACAGTTTCAGCACTATAAGTTCTGTCCTTGAGATGAACATTGTTTATTTTATGAAAAGTTTTTTCGATGTAATCCTTATGATCAATACCTTCTGAAGTTATGTTTCCAGTATCATAAGTGATGAAAAAGTTATCTCTTAAAGAAACGAGTCTAAGAACATTCTCTGCTGATGTTTCAGCTTCAAAAGAAAAGTTAAGTCCTGGGTACTTGTCTGAATACTCCAATATCAAAGCAATGAATTGATTCCGAATATTCTCATCAGATATTGAACTATCTTCTAGAAGAGGAATTGTAACAAATGGGATTCTGTTTTTTATTGCTGCTCGGCAAATTGGATCTAAATTGTGAAACAAGAAATCACGATCAATAAATCTTTTGTTTACAAGATTATCCGCACAAATAGAACTTATATTATAATCTTTACAATCCTCTGTGAAGATAGGATTCGTTTCAAAAGATCTCTCGGTAACAATCCATTCAATGTGCCCAAACCCAAGAGTCTTGGCTTTAATAAATTCTTCAACCCAGCAAGTTGGAAACTCTTGAATCCATCCGTCCTCTGGTCTTAGTAATCTTCCTTGAATTAAGCCTAATTTCATTTCTTTTTAAACTCATATGGTGATGCTCCGCCGTCTGATCCAGA